GGGAAATGGATTTTGGACATTTTTAAAAATGTCCAGAAATGAAAACCTGAAAAAAGTTTTGAAAATGACCTTTTTTTGCATTTTTGACTGAGATGCTCACAATTATTTTTTTTGTGAGAAATTTTTGTGACGCTAAATTTTCCATTTTTTTGCCGAAAAGTTTAGGCGTTTTTTTGGAAGTATATATTATACTGCAAATGACTGACAATTTTACGCCAAAAAACGCCCAAAAATTCTGTTGTGAAAAGTGTGACTTCATATGCAGCAAAAATAGTGATTTAGAAAGACATTTATTGACACGCAAACATAAAAATACTTACAAATTGCATAAAAATACTGACGCAGAAAGCGCCGAAAACGCCAACGTAACAAATAATTTTATTTGTGAATGCGGTAAGGAGTACAAACATCGTCAGAGTTTATGGAATCATAAACAAAAATGTGGCACCAATAATTTTGTTTATGAGCCGTTAACAAATGAGCCGTTAACAAATATAATGGATAAGGATGAATTAATTAAATATTTAATGAAGGAAAATAGTGAATTCAAAGATATGTTAGTTGAGCAAAACAAAATGGTAATGAAAATATGTGAAAAATCATTAGATACAAGTAAAACAATTAATAATACAAATACAAATTGCAATAATATAAATAATTCATTCAACTTAAATCTATTTTTGAATGAGAAGTGCAAGGATGCAATTAATATAAGCGACTTTGTAGATAATATTAAGTTACAATTGACAGATTTAGAGAATTTTGGTCAAATGGGATACATTGAAGGCGTTTCAAGAATTCTGGTAAAAAATCTGAAAAATTTGGATGCATATTCAAGACCCATTCATTGCAGCGATTTGAAGAGAGAGGTGTTTTACATTAAGGATAATAATGAATGGGCAAAGGACACGGATGATAAGACATTGTTAAAAGGTGCTATAAAACAAGTAGCAAATAAAAATATAAAACAAATACCAATTTGGAAGCAAAATAATCCAGGTTGTTGTGAATCAGAATCGAATAAAAACGACCAATATATGAATATAGTGATGAACTCAATGTCAGGAGGGTCTAATGAAGAACAATTTACTAATATTTCGCAAATAGTAAAAAACGTTGCGAAGGCAGTTGTTATAGACAAGGTTTAATTATTGTTATTTTGGGTTATACTTTCGTGAAAAAAATATAAAAAATATAAAAAAATATTGTATATGATTTTATATTTTATAGGAGGAATAATATTAATAATAATTTTAATATTTTTATTTATTCGAATCAAATACCGATTCTGGGCATTACAGCCAGTATTTCATTTCTATGATTTATATTATTGGTTTGTAAATGTAGGTATAATTCGTCATGAATTGCCGTCAACAAATCGTTATACAAATTTCAAGGAAATAAAGACATATAGTTTTGATAGAGTTCCGGAAGATAATTTGAGAGAATTTGCAACGCTAGTTCAACTTAATTATTTTAGAGACAAGGATAATATTTATAATCCACAAAAGGAGAACATAGTGCCATATTTTGAAGGCCATAATTCTTCAGCATTTTGGTCATTTTTTTGGAAGCCAGATGTATTAATTAATGTCAAAACAAATGCAACAATAGATGATAAGTTGTTAGTTGGTGTTATTACAAGTCGTCCATTGCATGTGACAATCTATAAATCGCATTTAAAATCACCTGCAAAGTTTGATGCGTTTTATGTAGACTATTTATGCGTTAGAAAGGGTTTCAGAGGAAAGAATATAGCACCACAATTGATTCAAACGCATGAATATAATCAATGCCATTTAAATCCGAATATTAGTGTTAGTTTGTTTAAAAGAGAAGAGGATATAACTGGAATAGTGCCTTTAACCATATATAAAACATATTGTTTTGATATGAAGAATTGGAATATACCTCCCGAACCTTTGCATTCAAAGGTAAATTTGTTAGTTGGTGATAAACAAAACATGTATTATTTATACAATTTTATTAATGAAACAAAAGGGAAGTGGGATATTACAATAATTCCTGAAATTAGTAATTTGTTGAAACTAATAGATACAAATAACCTGTTTATAATAATGTTATTAGTAGAAGGTAATATAGAAGCATTTTATATTTTTAAAAAGACATGTACTAACATAGAAAAGGACAAGGAAGCCATTTCGTGCATTGCGTCACAGAACGGCGACATATTAACAAAAAAGGATTTCATTCAGGGGTTTAAGATTGCATTATGGTCTGTTTTAGAGAAGCAAAAGAATCATTATAAATTCCTTATAATAGAAGATGTTTCGGATAATGGACTAATAATAGATAATATAAAAATCAAAACATATCCAATTGCGACATCTCCAACGGCATATTTCTTCTATAACTTTGTTTATAGTCCATTTAAAAATGATAGGGCTTTAATTGTTAATTAATATATATATTGTAAAACAACTTAAAGAGCGGGCAATTTTCGGCTTTAAGTTGTTTTACAATATAATATTATGTTGTTTTAAAAACACATTTGTTCGCTGTGAATATTTATTACGCAATTGAGTGTTTACAACTACATTATGTATTTTGTGTATATTAGAGTTATTACCATTTTTTTTACTTCCATCATCTAAAATACGACCTTTTCGTCTAGCATATTCTTCTTCTGATTGAGTGTAATAATGAGCAATATAAGCAGGCACTTTAGTAAATATTCGCGGCACGGGATTAAACGGGCCTTGCGACATTTTATTCAAAGAGGCTGCAAAATATCGATTTGGATTAACTATACGAAAGAAATGAGGATTTACAGCTGGTAAAATCACTTTATTAGGTCGCACAAAACTTTTTACATGTTGGTCAATTAGTTTTTCAGACATTGTAAAATTTTTCATCAATAATCCGGAAGGTTGTGATACATGATTAGATGTTCCAAACATTAACCAATTAATGCCTATTGCATCCGCAAAATCAAAAGAAGTAAGTAATTCCTTTACATTATTGAAACTATTTAATAACAAGAATTCATCTGCGTCTAAATATAACATCCAACTAACATTGTTTTTCTGAGAAATTTGAACGGCTTGAGTCATCAAATTCAGTTTTATAGGACCATCCATATTTATGCGTGTAATATTAACACGTTTGTCTTTAACTAAAGTTCCTATTGAATTTGATATTGGTGTAACTGATTTATGGTCAAAAATATAAATTTTATCAAATCCAATTAACAAATGATGTGCTATCCATTCGGCTATTTTTGGTTCATCTCTGGCATTTGTAAATAAATACACTAGTTTTGAATCAGATTGTCTAAATTTGTCAATCTGAGATATAAAATTTAAGTTTAATGGTCTTAACATAAATATAAATATAAATTTAAATTTAAATTAATTATCTTACATATTTACTGACTCGTGCAAAACTATCAACTACAAAAATAATAAATACTCCTAAAAACGAATATAATACAACTTCTTCAGTAACATTATTTGTTCGTTCATCTTGTTGGTCTTCAAGCAAATTAATCATATAGTTTAGCTTATCTATCAACACTTGGTTTTCACCATCTGAACTATTATTTGTATTGCCGATGTTATTATTTAAACCATTAAATCTTGTTTGATTGTAATGCATTTTATTATGTTCATTATTTTGTTTTGGCCCTTCATAATTAGGCACCAAATTCTTGAAATATTTCTTTACTTGTTCATCATTCATATAAACACCCTGTAATTCCTGTAAGTCCATACTATCATCTTGAACCGGTTGAGGCACAAATTGTGAACTATAATTTTTAGAATTATTCGCATTCTCGTCATAATTAGACATACCTTCCTTTGTAGGTGAATTTTGTCTAGTTAAAACTGGCGGATTGTAAGGATTTATTGGTTCATAACTAGTTTTAACAGATGTATATTTTGAATTGAAGTCTCCTAGATTTTCTGAATCGTCGTAATTAGTATTATGAATTGATTCTAAAACAGATTTAACCTTTTCTGGCCTTATATTAGATGGCATTCTTTTTTGAGTTCTATTGTTATTGTTAGCCTGTTTTTTTCTTTCAATAGGTGTTTCGTCATTATTATCTATTGATGCAGCAGTCATTGCTAAAGACATTCTCTTAATAGAAATTAAGATAATTATTTATAAAACAGACTGAAATAAATTATTATATAATTTAAATATTTTATAAAAATATATTGGTTATTTTATATAGAATGACACTTACTAAAATGCAAGGAGTTTTGGGACTATTTATATTGCTTGTTATAATTTTAATAACAAACCCTGGATTCTATAATAATATGTATAATAATGTTTTAGGCAGAGTAGTTTTAATAGCTATTTTAATATTTTTTGCAACAAATAATGTTACTTTAGGATTGTTAGTTGCGCTAATTATAATAATTGGGACAAATATGTATTTTATAGAAGGTATGGATACAATGGCAGACAAAGGTGCAACTGACAAGGTTGCAACTAGCAAAGCAGCAATAACATCGGCTGAATTAGAATTAAGTGGTAGTAAAGGAACAACCATTGGTGATGATGGTGTAATACCTGACTCAAGTATAACTACTAAAAAGATAATTGTTACTTCTAATAAAAAGCTTGGAAATGATAGACAATCATTGGAAGAAACAATCAAGGCAAAACCATCAGGTCAAATACCGGTAGCAAAAGAAAATTTTACATCGGCAGAAGTGACAGCATTTGATGAACATGGACTAAGTGAAGGATTTGTATCACAATATGGAAGTTTTTAAAATGCCTAAATGTGCAATACAAATTTTTAATATTTTTTTATATTAAATTAATATAACAATGACAAATATATTTTCTGAATCAGTTGGATTCGTTCATAATCATGTAATGTTTCTAAATAATAGCAAATTTTTTGCAGGAGTTATTATGATTTTATTAAACGTTGGGTCTAAATTTATATCTATTCAATTTAGTCGTTCAACGGAAGAATATTTAAAAATGAATATTACAAAACAAATATTAGTATTTGCCATGGCATGGATGGGTACTCGTGATATATATACAGGATTAGTTTTGACAGCAGTATTTACTATATTATCCGACCATTTGTTTAATGAGGAAAGCCCATATTGTATTGTTCCTAAAAAATTTAGAGTGTTAACCAAACTAATTGACACAGATAAGAATGGAATAGTTTCTGAAACTGAAATAAACACCGCTATTGCCATTTTAGAAAAGGCGAAACAAAATAAACGAAAAACAGAGCAACGGCATTCATTTTTATTATTCAATAATTATCATATAGATAATAATACAAATTTACAATAAACTATAATATAAAAATATATAAGTATTATAAATATGGCTACTGCTGTTATTAATAATACAAATCAAAATCCTATAAAAGACATTGAACCCATAGAACCAAATAATTCAAATGTAAAGGGTTTACCAGTTGTTAGTAATGTGAAAGAACCTCCTAAAACAAATACGAATGCCAATGCGAATGCATCCGGGAATAATAATAATAGTAAGAAGAAAATCCCAAATACATTAATAATATATGTTAAAACACGTATAGCTAATTATTATAAAATAAATTTTGACCCATCTATGTTAGTTCCAAAGGTTAATAGTCATAATGTTTATATTGACCCTTTAGTTGAATATACAAAAAGTGCAATTAATGACTTGCCAAATGAAGCGCCTGCAGATTTATTGTTTACTCAGTTTTTCTTACCAAATCAATTTGACTCACTTATTAATCGAATTCTTAGCAGTTTCACAAGCATGCAATCAACTAGAACGTTGGAAGAAGCAAAGGATGATGGCGTCATTGATAGAAATATACAATTAACACTTGACACATTATTCAAACGCAACAATGTATTTTATATTAATAATAGACCATACACAATTGTAGGCAATAAATGGAATAAAGGTGATTGGGAATTGGATACAAAACCAGTTGAAAAACTAATAACGCCATTTGCCCCACTTAAAGGAGATGAATTGGAAAGCGCTGAAAAGGAGTTAAATGACCTTGGTTCAGGTGTCAGAATGGGCAATTCTGCTGCTGCTGGAATTAAAGAAGCAAATATTAATGTGGCAAAAACGTCTGAAACCGAAAAATATCCCGAGACAATCGAAGAAGAGGAACAAGAAGAAGCAAAAAAACAATTTGTAAAACCAGATGAGAAAAAATTGTTGGCCGAAATCACAAAAACATTGGATTATTTATTGGGGGAAGGTCTTACAAAAAATGACCCTATAAGTTTTGAACAAATGTCGGGAAAAATGAATCCATCTGAACTATTAACATTTCTATTTCTAATTGACAAAACTCAATTATTAAAGTTTATTGAATCTAGTCCGGATAATAAGTCCGGATTAGAGATTTACAATAAATATACTGAAAGTAAATTAGCAGTGCTTAACGCAAACGAGTTGTTTTTTAATCTTATTATGATTGATTTTGGTGTAATAAAGAAAACATTTGATGATTTATTAGATTTATTTAATGCCAATATTGAGGGATTAAACGCAAATGAAAGACATAGAGATTCGTCCACACCATCTCCAAAAACAATAGATATAGGTGTAGTAAAAAATCAAGTTAAGAATATTAATGAAAATAAAAATAATTATATGAAATCTTTGTATAATTTATCCAATGCATTATTGGCTATTTTTGATAAACAGCAACAATATTTTGTTAGTGTAGTTGCTTTATTGGACTTTATAGAACCAAATTATAGAGAAATTATTGGTTACACAAGAGTCCAAGAGCCAACATTGGCCTTGGCATGTATTGACATAGATAGACAAATATTTAGTAGTTTGACGGCAACAAATAGACAAAACCGAAATATGATAAAACGAAATGGCAAACAATCGTCACAATCATCACAATCATCACAATCATCACAATCATCACAAGTATTGCCAACATCTGTTATTTATTCAGATGCATATTCGCAAAATATTGAAAGTTATAGACAAAAACATAAAGAATGGTTTAATACAATTTTTTTAAATCAGTATATTAATAGCAAAGCCGCACCAAATATAAATGTATCATTTGAAATAGAAAAATACAAGAAAAACCCAGACCTAGTTAATGTTGAACATAGTCAATATAATTTATATATGTTAGTAATAATGTTATATGCATTTATGAACCAAGGTGATTTATGGCGCGTTTATTTTGGTCCTATTTCCGATTTTATAAGTAAAATTCAAACAATATCACAAACTAAAATACAAGAATCTAAGCAAAAAATGACTAGTTATGATGCATTAGTGCAGAAAATGAATGGAAAAGGTGTTCTTTCAGAAGATGAAATGCTTAAAAATATAACGGAAAGACAAAATAAAGAAAAAGAAGAGAAGGAAAAGAATAAAGGTAAAAAACAATCAATGTTTTCATTAAAAGGACTAGGAGCCAGTTTGTCTGTGTCAATATCCGAACAAGAGAAGAAATATATTGAATTAACTGAAAGTGAAATAGATGCTTGTGAATCAATTTATTTATATACATATTTACTTGAATTGCTTTGCTTGAGACAACATTGTTTATATATTTCAGATGAAAATATTAATCAAATTTATATAGAAATTGCTGAAAATAGTGACAAATATTATCAATATATAAAATCATGTTTAGATATTTCTGATAAACTAAAAATGCCACTGGACTTACAGAAATCAATCATGTGGGATGTTAAAACTATAAGTTCTAAAGACACAATTGAATCAAGAATTAAAAGTAATATTAAGTTGAAGGCATTATATCTTAGTAAAAAATACGCTATAGGATTTTCAATTGATGATTTGGATAAATATTGTGATAAGATTGGGCAATTAATTGCTCCGATTATAAATGAACGCGGTCTAAATGAACAATGCGATAGATTATTAGTAGGCAAAGGGTTTCTAGAAATTCCAAAATATATACCTCGTGTTCAAAATTGGATTCTTAATGAATTGAAAAAATATGATGAATCAAATACTACTGAATTTAATTTTAGAGTGAGTCAGATTACAAGATTGAATCGAAAAATTGGATACAAATTTCCCGATAATTCTCAAGATTGGATTGTTCTTAGAAATGATACTGATTTAAAAGGAATTGACCCACGATTTAATGATATATATACTATAATTAAGATGCTAAATGCTCCAACAATTGACACAAATGTTAAAAAAGAAGTAGTAGATAAAATATTTCAACAATTTAAGATATGTTTAATAATTTTTGATATTACTTCTGAAACCGACAATGATGAAATAAAAGAAGGTGATTTTGTTTCTATTAAAAAATTAACGGCTAATAATGAATTAGACAAAGGAGCAAAAGTGGAAACAGACAATTCAACTTACAAGGTAACAAAGGTTGATAATGAAAATGTTGAACTTATTTCTTTAAGTGGAAATGATAAACTAACAAAGCCTAAAAATGATTTATTTAAATATAAATTAGATATGTCAGTTCAATGTGATAATATAAATTCTAAAACAAATGATGAATCGCAATTTATGTTTTTTGTAAAGGCAAAAGTTGATAATGAATCTTCTGAAAATGAAGTGTTAATACCATCATTAAATTCTGCTAACCAGCCAACTTCTTTGCAATCTTCAACTAAATATGAATTGGTATTTAATCATATTTCTAATAAATTAATTTATAATTCAAGAGAAATTCCTGATGATATTATTATGTTTGTTTATGAAACATGCTACAAAGGGACTGATAAAGGGACTGATAAAGGGAGTGAAAGGGTAGATAATATTTTAATAAAAAAGGCGCAAGATATTATCACAAAAAATAAAGAAAATGTGGCAGCGCGTGATAAAACAGATAATCTCATTTTATTAGAAGAAGATGAAGATGTTTTGGAAGAAGAGGAGGAAGAGAAATTGTGGTTTGATGCAACTATTGAATCAATAGATAAAATTTTAGGTGAGATTTCCGGAGACAATTTTAAGAACGCATATAATAATAAAACACTTTATCAAGTATTGACTGAAAGTCAATCAAAGGATAAAGAAGACGAAGAGTCAAGTGTATCGGCATTTTTAGATGGATTAGAAAAACATTATATTGAAATGTCTATTAGGGCAATTAATGATAAATTTGAAAATGAAGAAGGTGATGATAAATCGGAAAATCATTTAAAACAAGAATCTGAAATAAAATCAGAAAGAGATAAAATTGCTGGTTACAATATTAAGGATAAATTAAATACAAAATTGACACTAGAAAACTACTCGGATGTAATAACAAAATTAAAAGAGTTATTGCAAGATTATAAAACAAAGTTAGAAGGTCTTGTAAAAGTAAATAATAAAAAAATAGATGAATTAAAGGAACAAATACAGATTATAAAAGAACTATTAGAAGAAGAAGGTGTTAGTTATGAAGAATATAATGTGCAAAAAACTAAGGAGAAAAAGGTAAGTGAAATGACTCGATTTGAATTAGATAAAGAAAAGGAAACTGATACAATTATTCTGAGAAAAATAGAGGATATTATAAAAGGGTTAACTGATGACACACAACGACAAAAATATACTGCATACAAACAGACTTATGATAATAAAATTCAAGAGATAGATAAGGCTCGTTCAAATATTGTTTCTTCAAAAAAGGAAAAACCATCAGAAGATAATGAAATAAAGACTAATCCTGCACCTATAACAACAGGTGGAAAACCGAGTGACGATTATTACTCATATGGAAATTTAAATGCAACAAATTCTTATGACCAACCTTATGGTCAAAATCCTTATGGTTCTCCTTATAATCAACAACCGATGCCTTATGGTCAACAACCAATGCCTTATGGACAGCAAACAATTCCTTATGGGCAAAATCCTTATGGACAACAACCGATGCCTTATGGCATGCCTTATAACACACAAGGTCATTTAATAGATATGGCAAAATATAGCCATAGTAATAGAGCATTAGAACTAACATCCAAACTGGCATATTATGTTTCAGTCGAATTAGAATTATATCCAGGAAAAACAGCAAGTACAATTCAGATGGCATCGGTAAAATGCAATTCAACCTTTGAACGAATCAGAGAGGCCTTTGCTGATTTAATGGGATATCAATATAGGCCGGCAGTGATGGTTGAATCTTATAGTTATCAGAATATGAAACCTGATGAAACAAAAAATAATGATAAAAGAGATGATATAGAAAAAAATAAAAATAGAAGAGAAGAAGAATATAATAAAAGAGAAAAAGAATCATCTCAACAATTTAAAGACCAAAAAGGAGGTAGTTTAAAAAATCGAAAGAAATATAAGGGGAAAAATAAAAGAAAAAATGTTAGTTGCAAAATTTATAAGTGAAGGTAAAAGATATATGTAATTTAAAATTGAAAACTAAAATTAATAAATAAAATAATATTAATAAGTAACATTAAATTAAAATTATATTAATATTATTAATAATGAAAATTAGAGAGTTGGCCATTAGTTGGATTTTACATTCAATTAAAATAATACTAGGAGATGAAGGCATTCGTCGTTTTATAATTTTGAACAAATTTCCTAGCCTAAAACATCAATTTAAAAAGGCTATTCGGACATTTGACCCATTTGTCAAAAAAAGAAAAACAAGAGAAGATAAGCATAATGAAATACAGAAATATTTGGATTATGCGATAAAATTAGACAATGTTGTCGTGTTTACCGCCACAAATGTGCAGCAAAATAATGAAGACAATGAGACTCATTATCAGTCATTCATTGTTGACAATGATAATAAAAAGGTATATGCGGTTGACCCGGCATTTGATAAAAGTAAGGATGATTTCATAGGCATTTATTACGCCGAAATAACACATGAGGTTGTTAAACCCTTTTTAGTATCAAAAGATTACGATTTCAGTTTTATTAACCTTGAAAGGCCGGCGCAATCGACGACAAATGATGTATTTTGCCAAACATGGTCGCTATTAATACTATTGGAAATACTTGAAAACAATAAATACAAAGAAGAAAATCTAGAAATCAAAATACCCAAATTAAAGGTTGCAAGATATAAAAAAGTATTGGATTTTTACAAAGATATATTTAAAAGTATGCCCGATTTGCAATATAATTTAACAGAAGAATATAAAGGGTCTATAAATAATTGCACCACTAGTAACAATGGTGATGACCTAACTGAAGAACAAAAAAAAGAATTATTGGAAATCAATGTTTATGATTTGTTAGAAAGCATGAAAGAGAGCGAGATGTAAAACTATAATTAATGTCTAGACCTTTTAGTCCTTCTGTTTTTGGTTTTTCCTTTTTTGCCTTTTTTATATTTTTTTGTTTTTTGTTTTTTGTTTTTTCCTTTTGCAAAATATTGACGTAAATCTCTTACACTAGACGCATCCATCATAGTATAAACACTTCTAGTATCATTGGGTCCGGCGTTGACATTTTGTAATAAATGAATAGCTTCAATAGTTTCATAATCTTTTAAAAATTTAACAATATTTGTATGTCCTTGTTGCTCTGCTATTTGTAGAACATTTTGTCCTGTTGTGTCAGTTGCGTTTATATTAGCACCATTTGCTAACAATAATTGAACCATTTTTAAGTTACCAGAACGTGAAGCAATTAGTAATGGATTCAATAAATTTACATCAGCACCATTGTCTAATAATATTTTTGCAACATTTGTGAAATCATAAGTAGTATTAAATGCAATCGTATTTAATAATGTGCATCCCTTGCCACTTGCAGCACAAGTCAATGGAGTATTACCTCGGTTTGTTCTTGTGTTAACATCAGCGCCTCTATCTATTAATAATTGAACAGCAGCTAATGCATGTTTATCACACGCTACATTTAAAGGAGTAGCTCCTTTCTCATTTCTTATATTAACGTCAATACCATTATCCAATAAAAAATTAATCTTATCTATTTGATTCTTTTCGGCTGCTACATATAACAGAGAATTCCCTTCCCTATTTAAAATATTTACATCATTTCCTCGATTATTTAATAATTTCTCAAAACGACCATTTGTGCTTGTAATTGAGTCAAATAAATTATCTACTTTTCTTGACATTTTATTATACTTTATACAAATAAAATAAAATGAAATGAAATGAAATGAAATGAAATTATATAAACCCAACAATTGTCTTGCTAACATCGGTTACCAATTTTGTTTTTTCTAGTTCTGTTAATATTCGCAACTTTTGCACTTCAATGTATTTTCCTACAATTTTATGTATGCTGGTTAGTCCAGTCTTTGCACCCAATATACTTGCATATTCAGCACTATTACAATAATAATCACCACCTGGTTCTGAGAATGGCTTCCAAGCCTTTTTAAATAATTCAGGTGTTATTGGTTCATTTGGGTCCAACGTTATCTGGCCTCCCAAGTAATATTTACCTTTTGCCCATGAACTCTTCGAATCATCTATATATTTCTGTATAATGTATTTTTCTGCATCAATGTTGTAGATAGCTCTTTCGGCTTCATTTTCTACAACAAATTCGCTTAATTGTATTAATGATGGGTTCATATTATATTACTATTGCTACTTATAATGGTAATATATCTTTAAATTGTTGTTTCAATTTTATTTTTGACTAACTTTGCGAGTAAATTTGCTCTTTGTTCGCTTGCCCTTTGTTCGCTTGCTATCGCTACGTTTACCAAAAGCCACCGGCTTAATTTTATAGGTTTGTTCCACTCTATAAATACTATCGGTTAAATCTTGTGACAAACGACCAATCGAACAAGCACGGCACGTGTAATCCATTATATTTGCATATTTTACTTCAAGCAATTGAAAGAAATTATATATTTGCTCCAATGATAAATCCATGATTCGGTCCTTTTTACCAAAACCAAAAATTTCTAGTGCAGGCTTAACCAAGTCTCTTCTGCCCATAATATCTTTTAGAAAATAGGTTAATCCATTTTTATAAATCAAATTAAAATTGGTTAAATCCATACGACTATATTTTGAATCAGTTGGACTAAATATTTGCTCATAACTAACAGACCCATCACTAGCTGTTTTTTTAAGACGAATATCCGTTAAATGTATGCCAACTGATTTATATACGTGTTGCATCATTGTTGTGACCTTTTCTTTTTCAGAATCCATATAAAATGAAAAATTCTTATTACATAAGAACGTGCTTAAATTGGACGCCCTTCCCAAATTGGTAATATCAGATAATTTGTTAAAACCTCTAGTTAAAGACACAGGTGCTTTGCTAAATTTAGAAAAAGCTACATCACGTATATATTCGTCTCTTACTTCGTCTGCGTATGCCTTAACAATTGCTGAAGTTTCGCTTTTTGGTACTGCGGAAAATTTACGCTGAACATCTTTTATTATATCTTCATTTTGATATATATTTCCAATTGCGTTTACGTCAGGAACGCATGCTTTGCTATAAACACGGACATTATTTTTGAAATATGTAGAAATTGGTAATTTATCTGACCAAGGTGACATTAAATCTTCGCAACCATGACCCATAATAGTGATAGACATAATGAGGTCTTCTACTTTGTTAGAGCTTTCCGCTGCGCTTAAGGCCGCTTCTACTTTGTTAGAGCTTTCCGCTTTTACAACGTCTTCTAAGCTTTTTGCTACTATTTCATTTGCGCTTAAGACCGATTCATTATGCAATCCATTTGAAATATATAAACTAACAAAATCTGCTTTCTTTTTTGCAGTAGAATATACTATTTTATTTTGAGTTAATGCATTCTTTAATTTGTCAATAGTCATTGTTTTGCTAATAGATGCAGATAAATCATCTTCTTTTGTTGATTTTTCTGCTTTGCTTAAAGACATTTTATAATTAAGTATTATTATATAACTATAAAATAATTTATTCTAATTTTTGTAAATCATTAGATGACGCTGTTGGAGACGATGGATTGGATGTTATATCATGAATAGTGACAATAATTTTTCCACTTTCTTGTTCTTCCTCTTCTTTAACTATGGGCACGTCACCTTCAGAAACAGCAAAATACTCTTTCTTTTCATCTTCTATTTTCAAAAGCGCAGCTTTATCCGGGTCCACATCATTGTATTGTACCTTTCCTTTCAAGTAAGCCGAATAAAATACATTCTTCTCTGTATTTACATTTGAATGCACATCAGCCAGCTTGGTAACCATAAACAAAATATTTGTTATATATGTAGACGTTGTCTGGCTGTCTAAGTAATATTCGTAAACTACAAAACCGGATAAAATGGTATTTATAATAAACATAATAATTGCAGTCCAACCAGAATATATATAATACTTATCTAGAGCCCAGATGCTGTCACGTTTATCAACAGATAATTTGTCTAGTGCTAAACCAACAGATGCATTATCCATTGGCACAGATTTATTCACATCCAAATAAGTAATCAATCGGTTCTCGCGCTTGACTTCCAATATATACATTGCTAAAAAGGCAGCCATTGTTAAAAAATTAAATACTAACCCGGCATTATATAGGTCGTGTTCAAGAACCATATTCTCACTTAAAGTGCATACATGGTCATCGCACTTTTGTGGCACAAATAATACCAAAAAAGATGAAACAATTACACGATACATTTCTAAAGCAACCACGGGCGCCATGCCAACCTTCTGCATAAAGTCCTGGTCATCTAGTTTCTCCTTGATACATCTAAAAACTGAAGGTTTCTTTAAAGGTAAACTAACAACCTTTGTATTCGTATTTACAGGTGGGCTTTCAGGCTCTTTCACTTCTTGCATCATTATATATTATATATTATTAAATATTTTATAATAATATAAAATTATAAATGCATTTTTATAAATTGTTAAGTTAAGTGATTTCAACTTAAAATAATGATTGTATTTGCTTGTCGATGTCTGTCATAATTGTTTCAACGGACTTCACATTTAATCCAGCATTTTCGTCACTAATTAAAAATGTGGTTAAATTAAGAATTATTTTTATTCTATCTTGTGTCCAAAGTTTATTAAAAGAATTTGTTAGTTCAGTTGTGTAGAGAGGTGTCATTGCATCCTTCTTAAATAAATTTTCATTATAAATCTCTTGCAAATGGTTGTCAATTAACGTTGCATAATAATTAATACAAAGACGAATTATGGAGCAAGACTTATATGTTTCACTTAAACGTATGAGACCATTTTGAGCACATTTGAATAGTTCTTTTAGTTTTGGATTTTTTAAAACAGCCTCTTTTGTTAAATAGGTTTGGCATGCTAATTGGATTGGATTATATAGATATTGTATATCAGTTTTGTTAGTGCTAAATATATACCGGCAAAAGGATTGAAAAGGACCGGGTTCCTGTAAAAAAATAATATTATTAGAAATGCAAATCTTAGTGCCAACAAGTTTGTTACTGAGAACAGCTAGTTTAATAATTACGGAGAGGGGGTCTAAAATATATAATTGTACATCGATGGTTTTATTATCTGGAAGCTCCATTATTATTATTATTAATTATAATAATATAGTAAAATTATTTAAGCATTAATATTTATGTTTTATTATAATTTAATAATGGGTTATACAATTGAATATTTTAAAGGATTTTTTATATTTTGGACTATAATAATATTGATGTTTATTATTTCAAATATACTTTTTTCAAAGATTAGATAAATTAGATATTTTTATAATTCACTTGCATTTTTAGTGGCAAAGAATTCGTTTTGAAGTAGCAAAGGGATTTCATTAAAATCGACAATCTTCTTATTAGTGTTGTATTGCGAGATAAATGTGTCTGATGATTGCAAACGCGTTTGAAATGCTGTCTGGTCTTCGTAGTATTTAAGAGCCGTTTTGGGTCCGCATTTGGGGAATACTGAAGGAATATTGTCGCTAATGTCACCCATTACTATCTTACAAAACAAGTCACAATTTGCTGAACCTGTAGAGCTCTTTTGGTCTGTGATTTTCTTGAAACCAAGATTGTAAATATGAACGCGTGGTTCAGCGAGCTGTAAATAATCCTTATCTGAGGTAATTATGTAGACATTGCACTCTTGATATTTTTGTAACACATGTTTTACTGATAATGCAATGCAATCATCTGCTTCCAATTTATTATGATAAAGAATAGTAGAAGCACCACCTTCAATAAACAGATTGTCTTCATAAACCATCTTGAAGAATGGTCCGCCCATAAAGCCATCTTCTGCGCCATTGGCTCTGGTTGCTTTATATTTTGAAAACAACTCATTGCGCCAAATGTTTTCGCGTTTGCAATCCTTTCCAACAATAATAGTAGGTGTAATGCTTTTATGTAGACCAAGATTCTTTGCTAACTTTTGTACATGCTCTACAAATGTCTTTCTAAACTTGGCAACAAATTGCTCATTTTGAAACGGGTCATCGAGAATAATTTCAGGATAAGCATTCTTCCACCAAGTGAGAAGCGAGTGGTAGCGATAGAAGCAGAAGTAACTGCCATCAATGAATATGAATGTCTTTTGACTAACATTAAGTTCGGTTGCCATCTTTCTATTAGTAATCTAGTTTGTGTTTAATATTATATTTATAAAGTGTTTTATAAATATTATTAAGTTCAATTTTAAATTTTAATATAGCCATTTGATGCCTTTTTTTAAAAGGTATATAATATATGAAGTCTGTTATTTACACATTATTATTTCAAATAATTAGTATAATAATTTTTGGATTTGTATATTGGAAGTTTAGCGAAAATTTTACATCAAATATTGTTAAAGATTCAAAATATAAAATAGAAATTTTGGATTGTTTTTATACAAGTGTAACAGTTCAATCAGGTGTAGGATATTCAATTCTAAATGCAAAGACAGATACAGGAAAAATAATTTTAATGTTGCAACAATTTATTATGATTTCTTCAAATGTAATAATGTTATATTTCTTTTCACTTCATTTATTAGCAAATCATAGTAAGTATCATAAATAAAAATATTAGGATTAGATTGCTTCAATAAACTGCTTAGTTCGCTTAAACATCGTCTTCAAAATTAGTCCAAATACCGGCTCCAATATTGATGGCATTCCGTTTTCCGGGTCAAAATTAATATATTCTGTTATTATTAATTTATGAGGACTAACAACCTCAAAATTACATAACATATGTTTTATTGGCATTGAATGTGCATTTACACAATCATTCATTTTTTCCCCACATTCATTATTTTGCGTTAGAATAAAAGATATTCCATTTTCTATTTCGACCTTTTTAATATCAAAGCAAATATAACGTTGCTTAAGACCCATTTCCTTAAATACATGTTTCATAAGTAGAAATACATTGGCTTCATCATGATTAATCATATTTAAACTAAATTTTTCAAATTGGTCTAAATTGGTCTGATATGTTAAATTTATTAAGTTGAAATTCAATAGATTATTCATATAAATATTTTTATTCTCAACAATACAAGTCATTTTGTATTTGTTAGTTGCAAGTCGAACTAACAAATGTGATTTTCCCTCAGTTAATTTTCGTTCATATTTTTCTTCGGATTCAAGCAGATTTATATTTGTTTGTTTTAAATTTTGATACATAATATTAAAAAGATTATTAAAATTATATTATAATTTATTTGTTCCGGTATTATTTCTTAATATATTTATATTCAGGTTTAAATTTTCTTATAATAGTTAAGACCTTGAACTAATTTCATAAGGAAAATTTTTATTTATTTTTTCTTTTTCCATTTTCTTATGAGCAATTTCTAAAAGTGTATCAAGAGATATACTATCACTTGATGAAATGTTTTCTGGTTTCTTTGCATTAGGTTTTGTCGCTACAAGTTTTACTGCATTAGGTTTTGTCGCTATAGGCTTTTCAAAAGGTGTTATCTTTTTAAGTTCAGGAAAAAAATCATTCATCATTTCGGTTGATGTGGGACTGCGTTGTGCACTTCGTCTTATAGACTTACTTTTACTACTTCTGCTTCTACTACTTTTAGACCTACTTTTAGCAATAGCCTTTAATGTTTTTGATTTTACACACCTCCCCTGAGCATTTCTGGTTTGACCTGGTCCACATTTTTTAATACATCGACCCGTCTTTGGATTTAGTTCTTTATCAGGGGGACACACCTTTGTTGTATTAGGAATTTCAGCATCCATGTATGCAATGCTTTCTAACCTTGTTGATAATGGTTTTGAAGTAACACCTTCTTTTTCTTCTTTTTTTGCCTTACGCATAATTGGCGACGGCATTGGCGCACTATTAACCAATTCATTATCAGTGTTAAATCGTTTATTCAGTCTTGTCAAAATGCCCGATTCTAATAATATATCTTCATAAGAATCTAGCAATGTATGAATATTCAAGTGTCTATTTTCAGGATTCGAATCATACATATCGGCAAATAAAGCAGAAGCCTTATTAAAAAATTGTTCAGAAACCGCATTATGTCGCTTAAAACAATTCAAAATATATTGCAACGTGAATCCTAGTCCATGCACATCAACCGAATCTATAGCATAATCTAAGTAGTCGTCATAATCTAACTTAACCATTTCATCCAACCCATCAAAAAAGTTATTAACAAACGCATATTTTTCTGCAGAAGTCATATCCTTTCCACTCGGATTAATGTATGAAAAAAATAGTTCAAATGCCTCTGGCTTCTTTAACTTTAATCCTGATGTGTTTTTTTTTGCATCAGATACAAGCATACCAATTAGTTCATCTTTAACCAACTTTCTGTAACCATTTGTTGTGCCTCTCTTATACCTACTATAACTATTATAATCCATAAATCCAGAATCTAATGGATAAGACCAATGAAACACAGCCTGATTATTGGTGTTATTTTTTGAAGTCCGAATTAGTTCTGCTTTAGTTTGCATTAGACCAAAATCAATGAACATTAATTTGTTAGTTTTTGTATCATACAATATGTTTTGCGGTTTCAAATCATTATGAACAATACCGCTATCTTTAAAGAATTGTAGTCCTCTTATTAGATGATGCACTTCCAGCCAGAATTTATCTGATTTTTCCCATTTGTTTGCTTTTAAATATTGAGTAATGACATCTTTACAAAAGATTTTTAAATCAGGTCCGCCATATTTCATAACTAACAAATCATAACTCTCTGGATGCGCATTTACATCCGATGACAACCTTTGACAATCTTTTACATCATCCATTACCTTAGGTTCTCTTAGGTCAGGCTTACACATAATTGGAGTGCCTAAATGATATTCATCATTAGGGTCATATTGCTGAAATTTTACAAATTCTGCTAGTTCTTCTTCTGCCCTTTTTGTTTTCATTAGTTTTGATACATATCCATTATAGTCAAAATTGGCTGTTGGTGGACGTTTACAATGTAAACTTGGCTTATGAACGCAGCCATAAGAACCCTCTCCTATTACTTTTCTTGTTTTTGACATTAAATATATATATTAATATATGTAAATATTTAATAAATTTTATTAGTAAATATTTGTTCCTTATTTTTATTCTTTTTCTTTTTCTTTTACAGGTTCTTCTGAGTTTACGACTGGTTCTTCTTCCTCCGATTCTTCTTCTGATTCTGATTCTGATTCTGATTCCGGTCCACATTCCTTGCAAGGGTTATCACAATCTCTGCAGCCGCCGCAATACCATTTTTCACATTCGTTGCAAGGCCAACCATCTGAACCACGATTTACATCTGTACCGCAACTATAACATTCTCCATAACAACCACAATCGACCTCATTGTTTCTACATTCATAACACATGTTGTAATCGCAATCACAGCATGCAAATTCAACACATTCTTTACATCCTCTCTCTTCACAAGCATCGCATTTAAGAGTACATTTTTTACAAAATAGATGTTTAATTTTTCCATCCCAACTATCTATGCTTGCTTCTTCATCTTCATCTTCATCTCCATCTTCATCTTCATTTTCATCTTCACTTTCGTCATTTATGTTACACAATTCACATCGAATTGCTTTTTCTAAAGGATGAGCAGTTTTACAAGATTCACAATTGAATGTAGTTTTTACTTCTTCAACCTTTTCTTCAACCTTTTCTTCAACCTTTTCTTCAACCTTTTCTTCAACCTTTTCTTCAACCTTTTCCAATTCTCGCGGAGTATTTGGTGGTCCACAATATCTACACTTGTGATTGACTTTCTTACAATCTGAACAATTCCATATTCTACATTCATTACAAGGCCATCCTGAACCGCGACTTACATCGGTTCCACAAGTATTACATTTTCCAAAACAATCGCACATAAAATCATCAACATCGCTACATTTTCTACACACTTGAATACTACAATCACAACACTCAGTCTTGATACATTGTGAACATCCACCGACTTTACATCTGTCACATGTATAAGTGCAATTTTTACACAATAAAGGTTGTTCTTCTGCTGCGCTTATAACTGCTTCTACTATTTCATTTGCTACTTCTTTACCACACCAGTGTAAAAGCATAATATTTTCTATAATATCATCGGTTTTACAAGATATGCAAGTAAATGTTTTTTTAGGTTCTATAGTTGACATTATTAATATATAATATATATATTTATTATATTTATTATATTTAACTTATATTCTTTTACATTTTAAAATATGATTTCAGGTGCAATCCGTATACGTGCACCATTTTTACCTATTGCCATCAAGTGGAAACTACGATGCTCACAATCAACTAAACCTGCTCTTCCTTTTGTTAAAATAGGTCCAGCCACTTTTTCATTTTCTGCCAATAAATGTTTTGGCAATAAATCTAATCTTACTTTCGGGTCATAAAAGCAATTAATAAATTTGTTAGTTTTATAGATTGCAAACCCATTAAAAGCAGATAAACAAGATATCAAGGTTTTGGGAGGTGTTTTACTAATAATATTTTCAATAAATGGTCCCCATGCTTGCCAGTCTTTAAAATGCATGCAACTAAATGAATATGGATACTTTGATAATGCCCATAGGTCATAATATTTTTCTTTGTTAAATGTTAGTCCATCCCATTTATTTATCCCTGTTTCCAAATAATATTTCAATGGTTCCAAATTTACAGGAGTTATTGAAACATCATCGCAATCTATCATTATAAAATAATCATAACTAACAAATTTTGTTCGGATTATATCTAAACATTTATTTCGCGCTTTGGCTATATTATACACTCGAAATTCACTTACTGAATCCGTATTAATTGATATTGTAATATTTAATTCAGAATTCAATTGCTTATAATTTTGTAAAATTTCCAATGTGTTATCGCTTGATATATCGCATGCAAATATTATTACATATTCTTCAAATAGATTACCAATTTTTTCTATGTTTTGCAATACTCTCTCTAGGTATGGCGCACAATCTTTAATTGTTCCGCAAATACAACACTTGCCTTTTATTTTTTCTTCTATTTTATCTAATATATTAAAATCCATTAATATTAATATATTTTTATCTTTTTAAAGATAGAGTCAAACGCTCAAACCATTTTGTAATATTTAAATATCTAAACTAACAGTATTCTTATCAGACCTCGGCTTCCTCTTGCTTCGCTTCGGCACATTTGCATCCGTCTGAATATCCTTCAAATCATTAATGCTAATGGTGCTACTATTATTGTCGCCTAATGAGTCATCGTAATTTTTGGGCTGCTCTGAAATATTAATTGTCTTGGTCTTTAATCCGGACAATATATCAGTAATATCACTAGGTCCCTTCATGTCAGGTCTGCGGCTACTTTTGTTTGCTGGGGTGGGAGGCTCAAATCCAGGTATACTAAAATTATTTTCCTTAATGCTTATTCCATCATCTCCAGAAAAATTACCCGGACCAAAGTTGCTTCTAGCCATACTTATATCGGGTCTAGACATATTATTTCCTGCTCTATGAGGAGGAGGAACTATATTAGGACCTTGCGTTGACATGGGAGGCGGAGGGCCTCTTCCAGAAAGATTGGTGGGCTCCATTAATCCGCTCATAAAGCCACCAAATCCGGGATTTGTTTGTCCCATCGTATTGACTGCAGCAGACTGAAATTGTCGCATTAGGTCAGGATTTTGTCGCATAATATCATCCATACCGGGCATAGCACTCTTAAACATAGTGTTCGTCATATGAACCATCATTGCACTACCACCCAATTGGAAAAGCAGCTTCAATTCAGGCGACATAGACGCCTTGGACTTATATTTATCATGGAGTTCACCAAAAATATCATCATAATCAGTAATATTCTCATTTATTTGCTCACCCCAACCATCCAACTTGACATCAAATGGGTCAAAACGATTGTTCAAGAATTCCATTCCGTTAATAATAGCCATCATCATATTGCCTTGAAATTTAACTGAATTCGATTTGGCCTTCTCCTCCATAATCATCTCATATTCGCCTTGCATCTCATTCAAATTTGACTCCATAGTATATTTCTTTGTTAGTTCAACACCCTTCTTCTCAAGAGCCTCCAACTTTCTTAAGAACTTAAATTTCTCCCTCATCAACTCCTCCTTGGTCAATTTAGGCTCAGAAGACATGTTAGTTACATCAGGATTTATAGGAATATTATTAAACTTTCCATATCCATCCCATGTTTTGGCATCAGATTCAGTATTACTCGTAGATTTTCCGACAGAAGGGCCGTCATCAAATCTAACAGATTGCCTATTGTCGTCAAATCCAGTCTTAACACCAAAAAATCCGGATTCGAAATTATTTGAAATAGGAGTTGTCTCATTTGCTAAATCATTCAACTCATTTTCTAAATTATTTAAATCATCAATATTAATATCACTAGTCGGTGCATTATCATTGCGCTTTTCATTCATCAATAATTCAATTCCTCCACCAAAATTAGTCTTCTTTGATTTACCCCATCCACCGCCATTGTCCAAATTTTCAAAGTCCATGGAAATATCTATTATTTCATTGTCGTCCATTATTATGAATTAATAAGAACATTTAATTTTAAGTAATACGAATTAATATATATATTATTTTTAATTAATAATTAAATAGGTTAATTATTAACATGTAACGCTCTTGATAAACTAACAAATATTAAATTTTATGATTTATGTACCACATGCCTTGTAGGAAGCAATCAGACAAGTCGTCCTTCTTTTGATGTTTATGTAGGAAGCTAGCCCACTTAGCAAATCGATAATCAGTGTCTACAAAATTGCAGCAAGTTTGTATGCCAAGTTTTTTGCGTTGTTTGTAGTCCATTTTCTCTTTATTTGCATTTGCATTTGCACTAACAGGCATAAAATCTTTTAATTTGTTAGTTGCACTTATAAAATCAATCGAAATATTATTATTTTTCATAATAAAATATTGCGCCAACATGCCTTGAATGGTTTTCATTTTATTTGCAATTGGACCTATTTGATTTTCAATAATAATGGTTTGAAGTGTTGACAAATGTTCTCCTAGTATTTCGTCAAATTTGTGTTGAATATTGCGACCAATTGTGACTAAATCAATTTTGGATGCGTTTACCTTGTCTATCTTTTCAAAACAATTAGCATTTGAAAACTCAGCAAGTAATCCAATAACTGCAGCCTTTTTGCAAGGCAATTCATATTTTACCTTGTATTTGTCGGCTATTTCAAAAAGGTTTTGAATTTTCTGTTTATTTAAGAATGGCGTTGCTAGGTCAGTTGGAGGTTGTAGGAAATTAAGTTTTTTAGAATGTTTCAAACAATAGCATTTATTGTCTTTCATAAATTTAGCTGGTTTGTCACATGGACTATCTTTGTTTTTATCATCTATAAAAATACATCTATTATTGTTTTTCTCAGTTAAATCTATATTATCCCATTTTAAAATATTCAGCGTATTTTTTTCACCATCTTTCATTTCAAAAAGACAAAATGATAGATTTCTTATACCAACATCTATACTAAGCATTTTCATTTATTATAATACTAAATTATAAAAACTTATTATTATATTGATTTTTTACAAATTGATTATAACAAATTGATTATTTTAATTACCAATTTGTTTGAATAGATGGTGAAACCATTCGCGCACTCATTTGCTGCTTGGTCATAAAATCTCTTTTCAAATCACTATTATTGAATCCAAATGTTGGACTACTGGTATCATGCGTTGATGTGAATAAATGCGGAACATTTGAACTAGGTGTCTTATTGTCAACTGCATATGGATTATTTCCAGAATTAGAAATAGTTTCCATCATATTAAATTTCATAATATTATTTGCATTTTGTTGCAAATATTGCCTATATTTCCAATTTGAATTAATACCAGCATCTTGTTTGATTTTATCATTTAATACTGATTCTGGTTGCCAACTAGAGTAATTGCGTCCATCACTCATTATAGGAGGCATTGTGTAATATGTATTATTTGAACCAGAAAATTGTTTGCTCCAACTATTATTCATAATATATTATTGCTAGAGAAAAATATAACAATTATTCATCACCTAACATTTTCAGAATATCATTCTTTTTAAGTTTAGAGGCGTCAACTACTAAGCCCTTTTGTGTTACAACATCTCTTAACTTATTTAATGACATTTTTTTGTAGTCTAATTTATTTTGCACACTAACATTTAAATCAATCGATATATCATCAATATTGTCAACATTTTCTAAAGTTTTACTAGTAATGTCAAAGGATGAAATGTCTTCTGATAAATTAATAGTCTTTGTATCGTGATTAATGTCTAAATTATCATGTTCTATTTCATCACCAATATTTAAGTCAATCTCCTTTCCTAAATCTATACTTATAGTCTTAATTTTGTCATCATCGTCATCAGATTCAGAGTCATCGATTTCAGAATCTTCTCCATCCGAATCTTCTCCATCATCCAAATCATCATCTTCCGAATCCGAATCATCATCTTCCGAATCCGAATCATCATCTTCAATTTCAGAATCAATATCATCTTCTCCATCCGAGACCTCTATTAAATTAACATTCAAATCACTATTACCTCCTAAAAATTGGGGAGCAAAATGAATCGCATCTACATCAGACATCTTGCATTGTTCTGAAGTTTTGCCAGATATTTTACTTCTAAAGTATTGCATTTCCTCTGCCATTGTTGAAACCAATCCTAACATTGATGAAATTTTATGATTTTGCGCACAAATTCTATGATTAAAATATGCAAACAAGCCGCCTACTAAAATAATAATAATAGCAATGCTAAATAAAAATGATGTACTAAGTATTTCCGATAGAACCATTATTAAAAATTAACAATATATTTTATTTATTAAGCGAACGAATTTTATTTGTTAGTTCTTTTGTAAAAAATGTTCGGACGTTTGTTCTAATATTTCTTTTGGATAATCCATATCACTTAGCACCTTTAACCCTCCTTTTACATTTGAAATTCCCTTTTCAAGTTCATATGTGTAACTAAAATTGTTGTTTTTTTTTATTGTTTTCATATTAAAATTCTCTATTTTCTTATTCTTTGACAATTTTTTACACAATTTTACATAATGCGTCGTTAACAAACACGTCACATTATCATTTTTAACAATGAAATCCATAAATGCCTTGGCGCTTATAACTGCTTCGTCCGGATTTGTTCCTGAATATAATTCATCAAATATAGCAAAATGTTTTTCATTATCCTTCTCTTTCTCCTCTATGCAATCTATTATCTCTTTGCATCTTCTCGCTTCCGCTTGAAATAGACTATCTCTGCCTGATGTATCTGGAATATTTAAGTAACAATGAATATTCTCGAATGGCTCCAATTTACACTTATCGTAACAACCAAACCCAATATTCTGGGAAAGTGCAATATTAATTAATGCGGTTTTTAGTGTAGTTGTTTTACCTGAAGCATTGGGACCTGTAATTATCATATTCTTAGTTAAGTCACAATTATTTTTCACAATATTTTTATCATCAATGAACTTGGGATAATACATTTTCTTTAGAATCGGTTTTGTTTGCCCCTTAATTAAAGTAACTGAATTCATTTTATTGTTATCAATATTATCCTTTACACCTTGCAACAAATTCATGTAACCATTGAAACCAAATGAATATAACATTGCCTCGTGATACTCCGGATTATTGTACAACTGATAAAATGACCACATAATATGACCAATTTGCGTGAATTTTGCAACCGATAAATTAAAAGGTGTAATTGATTCTATATCGCTTTTAAATTTTGTTAGTTTATCCATTTGACTTCTAAGGTCGTCATTGAATTTACTATAATTTGTTAGTTCGGTTGAGCAGGACAAGTGATAATTCATGTTCTCAATTGTAAAATCTAAATATAATCTGAATTTATGGAGGTAATCATGAATCTTCTTCATGTTTGAATAGAAGCGAACACAAACCAAAATATTCTGGTAAATTGAAAACAAATAAAATGCTGCTGAAACTAACAAATACATTTTTTGACCAACATCAACATCATTAAAATTTGTAAATACTTTCACAATTGCATGTTTTGATGCTAATGTTCTAAGAACTTCAATATATTCCTTAATATTTAATTCAATACCCTTAACCTTAATAATAAAAAATGGTATAATAAGAACAAAAATAGGCAAGCATAATGATAGAATAGGTGATGCTATATTGTAAACACTCATTAGTTGCAAGAATTTTGGGTTATTATTTATAAATTCTCCAAATGCCCAGTCAACATAAAGATATTTGGAATGAAATCCCGTTTCACCTTTGATTTCTTCCCAGGCGGCAATTGTTTCTTCTATATTTGAATCACTAAAGTTCCTAGATTCTGAAATACGTTTGTAATCAGTATTCTTAAACTTATTAATCATGCTTTGGGTGTCTTTTAAGTATTCTATATCTGTTGTGTAATATTTCGGAACTTCTTCTAAAACTTTCGTTCCAAGAGTGTTAGTTGGTTTAAAAATATAATTATAAATTGGCTTCTCTTCTTTATCAATTGACTTTACTAGTTCTAGGTCGGTAATAATATTTTCGTTAAGTTTTCTAACCTTTTCATTATATTTAATTGGCAACGTAAATACCTCATTTAATGCATCTAATTTTTTAATATTGGGTTTCTTTACGTCTTGCTGACTTTCCATTGCTTTTTTTAAAAATTCAAATTGTTGCATTGGTATTATCTATTTGTAAAATAGATTAATATCTATTCTATTTTACGAATTATCTTCTTTTGTTAGTTCTTTTGTAGATTTATTGGTAGATTTAAAGTGTGCGCAAATCTCCCGGCAACTCTCTAATCTGGCATCTATAAAAGTCTTCAATTGTTCTCATGTTTACAGAATCTCTTCTAGTTACAAAATTAATGCCAACTCCCTTTCTACCCCATCGCCCACCTCTGCCAATTCTATGAATATATGTATGCTTATCTCTGGGAATATCAAAGTTAATTACAACACCCACTTGTTGAATATCAATGCCACGAGCCGTAACGTTTGATGAAATTAAGACACGAGCATTACCTGTTCTAAAATCTGATAGAGCCTTAGTTCGCTCATGTTTATCCATATTACTATGGATGCAGCAAACCGGAAACTGGTCTTGAATCATCGCATCATACAAATCCTGCACTCGCTCTTTGCTGTTGCAATAAATAATGCATTGGATAAAAGAAATGCCATTGTAAAGGTCCTTCAAAGTATCATACTTCTGTCTATCATCATCTAATGCGACATAATATTGATTGATTCCCTCCAATGTTAGTTGCTCAGCGGCAACAGAAATTCTGACAGGGTTTCTCATAAACTTCTCGGTAAGAGGAAGAACTTCAACAGGCAATGTAGCACTGAAAAGCGCAATTTGAACATCCTTATTCAAAAATTGAAATATATTGTAAACCTGGTCCTTAAATCCTGATGACAACATCTCATCGGCTTCATCAAGAATAACAAGTTTGAGTTTCTTGGCACTAATATGACGACGCCTCATCATATCATAAATTCTACCAGGCGTGCCAACAATAACATGTGGAGGAGTCTTATGCATTTCATCTACATCTTCATCAATAGAGGAACCGCCAATAATTGTCTTAATTCGAAGACCAGGGATTCCATTACCCAAACTGCCAATAACTCCAGCAATTTGAGTAGATAGTTCATGAGTGGGAGACATAATAAGGACTTGGTTGCAGTTTTCTTTCGTATTTACACGCGATAACGCACCAATCGAGAATGTTGCAGTCTTTCCAGTTCCAGATTGCGCTTGAGCAATAATATCTCTCCCTAGCATAATCGGCTTAATTGCCTTGGATTGAATTGGACTCGGACTTTCAAACCCATATGCAAAGATTCCTCTTAATAATTCATCTGATATTTCTAAACTCTCCCAAGTATTATAAACTGCATTCACTACTGAATCTCCCAATGCATTATTTGCTGATGTATTAGTTGCTTCACTAATAGTTACATCACTACTATTAGTTGTATTTTCGGGTTCAAGGTTTTGAGACATTGTATAATATATTATGTAAGTTGGTTTTAAGTGTATTTAATAAATAATAATATATTTAAAAAAAATTGATATAAACATTTATTAATAATAATAAAGTAAGAGATATATAATGACTACGCTAACGATTGATAATAATAATATGAAGTATAATCTGAATATGTTCAGAGAAATATCATTTAATGGGTTTAATTTTACCATTCCTGATGATAATGTCGAGTTAATCAATGCTCTGGCGGCGCAAGTTGGCTCGCAGACATATATTAGAACACCAGTATTTCAAAAGAGAGAACATAAGGAAGGCGATACTGCATTCTCATTTGGTTCATCGCAATCAAACTTTAAATTAGGTGGCAAGAAGAGAAAGGGGAATAGAAATATGGAAGTAAATAATGATGATTGGGATACACTTCGCACATTTCAGGCTACAAAAATGGAGCAGAAGGTTGGTTTTGATTTGCAAATTGATAATATTCGTGCATTATTAAATAAACTTTCAGATAAGACGTTTCTGGATATTAGAGATAATATTATGACTAAGATGGATGAAATCATTAGCAGCGAGGATTTTAATAAAGATGTTGCTGATAAAATCAGTGAATCTATTTATGATATATCGACAAGTAATAAATTCTTCTCAAAAATCTACGCAGACCTCTACACAGCACTTGCAAATAAATATGTCTTCATGAAGGAGTTGTTTTTTAGAAAATACGAGAATTTTAAGAATGAGTTTAAGAACATTGTGTTCGTTGACCCCAATGTTAATTACGATTTGTTTTGTGATGCAAACAAACAAAACGACAAACGCAAGGCTAACACGCAATTCTTTGTGAATCTATCAATAAATGGGTTTGTTTCAAAGGCATCAATTGTTACGCTTCTAAAGGAACTATTAGAGACAATTAATAGCATGATTAATCAGACAGACAAGAAGAATGAAGTTGATGAAATTACAGAGCACATTGCGATTTTATATAAGAAGGATATAATTGAAGCTGTTTTGGGAGATGCTCAATTAGATGAAGAAGATTACGAGGTTGACGGCGACACGATTATAGAGACGATTACAACTTTAGCAAAGAGCAAGGCCAAAGATTTTAAGAGTTTATCGAACAAGTCTATATTTAAGTATATGGATTTAATCGAGATGTAAAAACGTTCAGCGCATATAAAATACTAGCAAAGAGCAAAGAGTAAACAGCAAAAACAAGTATAAGCAAAAACAAATATAAATAAAATGCGTTATAATATATTATTAAATGGATAATAATATATTTTTTTTAGTGGAGGATATCGAAGACGAAAACAAAGATAATAATTTAAATATTGATATAATGATGAATGAATTATTAAAAGATGAAGATGAGTCAAATGACAATCCATTATCATCTCTATCATATTTTATTGAACGGAACACTTTTTTTGGAGAGGATGAAATCTATTACGAAATGTATACAATTAAGGAATTGATGAAAATATGTCAATATTATGGCATTGCAAAGGATATTAAATCTGCCAAGTGCAAAAAACAAGATATTGTATCTACTATTGTTTTTTTTGAAGGACAACCAGAAAATTACAATATTGTAAAGAAACGAAATTCTATGTGGGCGTTCATGAAAGAACTTCAAGAAGACCCGAAAATGCGTGCTTACATTCTTTGGTAAATTATTAATACTACTAATAATACTAATAATACTAATAATACTAATAATACTAATAATACTATTATTAATAATAATTGCATAAATAAAATGGAATAAATAAAATGTTTTCATTATAAAATATTAAATCTAAATTACTTATATACAATAATGGTTGTATCTAAATTAGATAGTAGTGTAAGTTATCAAGAATTAAAAAGAGTAGACCCATCCGATTTAAGTAAGCAAAGTAGTTTATATCTAATTGAAGCTATGGGGCATGAAATTATTATTGCAATTGGTGGTCCCAAAAATACATTTGCAGACAAAAATATTACTTATTTTCCAGTTTATTTAGTAAAACATAATAACAAGGTGATTCAGATTGGTGTTTACGAAATTCCTTCTACTAATATTATGGATTTTATGGATGAAACATCTGAATTAGATGTTTCGCGTTTAAATGACCCTTTATTTTATACTTTTGCAACCAAAGATATGATTGAAAAATTAAGACTTGTTCCTGAAGACGATGTTAGTGTAGAAAAAATAAAAGCAAAGGAGGCAAAAGAAGTAAAAGAATCAAAGGAATCAAAAGCAAGCAAAAAATCTGCAACAATTACTGAAATACTTATTCCGCAAATAAGACGTGATGTGTTTACTGCTCGTGTTAGTGCAAATCTTCCAGAAAAATTAAAGCAAGAGACTGCCAAAGAGGCAAAAAGTATCAGGCAAAAATATCATAAAGGAGACAAGGACACTTGGGTTCAGCGGTTTATGTCAAATAAAAATTACACATTAATTGACAATGAGGGTAAAGGTGATTGTTTATTCGCAACTATAAGAGATGCCTTTCAAAGCATTGGACAGGACACAACAGTTGGCAAATTAAGGAATAAAATTGCAAATGAAGTGAAACAAAATATGTATGACGAGTATAAGCAACGTTATTTAATGTATTCAAATGAATTGGCATCTACTAAAGCGCAATCAATCAAAATGAAAAAAGATTATGAAGGTCTACAACTTAAATTGGCGTCTACGATTGACCATAATCAACAATTAATAATTTCTAGTGAGGCAAAAAAAACCCTAAAGTTATATAATATACTAAAAAATGAACACCAATTTGCTAAAGAAAATATTGAAGATGTTAAGTTTATGAAAGATGTCAATAATTTGGAGGATTTAAAAAAAATAATGCGAACATGTGCTTTTTGGGGCGATGAATGGACATTAAATACATTAGAACGAATATTAAATATTAAGTTTATTGTGTTATCAAGTGACATTTATGATAATGGCAAAGGGGATGTAAATAATGTCATGCAATGTCCTATGGCAGTAGACCCATTAATTGAAATGAAAAAAGAATTTACACCTGAATATTATATTATAATAGACCATACAGGAGACCATTATAAACTAATTGGTTACAAGCACAAGATGATTTTTTCTTTCAAGGAAATTCCTTATGATATCAAACGGATGATTGTTGATAAATGTATGGAACGAAGTGTAGGCATATATACATATATTCCGGATTTTGTAGGTCTAAATGGAAGCGATAAAGGCTTGGGATTGGGAGTTCAGAAACCAACATTTGATGAACTAGGTGAAGCCAAAATTATGAATTTATATGATGACAATATTGTGTTTGAATTTAATTCAAAGTCAAATAAAAAACGGACACCTGGAAGAGGTGCGGGTGAAAAAATACCGGTTGAATTGGAACAACAATTTGCGCAATTGGCAAATATTCCAGATTGGCGAAAGAAATTGGATAGGTCTTGGATACAACCTTTTGTTTTGCATAACCATAGATGGGCTTCTGTTGAGCATTATTATCAGGCATCTAAATTCAGAAAAAATCCTGACCAAAATTTCTATTTATCGTTTTCATTAGATTCTGGAACAGACACATCTAAGGACCCACATATAGCAAAGGCAGCCGGAAGTGAATCAGGCAAATACAAGGATGAACTACTTAGGTCGACAAATATTAAAGAAGATGTTGATTTTGATAGGCGAAAACAAAAAGAATTAAATGACGCAAATGTTGCTAAATTTACCCAAAACAAAGACCTTGCTCAGGCTTTAATTGAAACAAAAAATGCTAAATTATTGCAATACAACCGCGCTGCAAATCCAGATGTAGAGGATGATTTGATGATATTGCGCGACAAATTGGCAAATAATCGGATTTAATAATCAAATTTAACAATTGGAACCAAGAAAATTGGCTTTCGGAGTTGTACCATTTGGACAGCAGCCATATCTAGTTCCAGCACATCCACCAATCGGTTTCTTAACAGGCAATGGAACAGGCACGGGAACTGGAAAAGGCACAACTTGTGTATTAGTAGTAGTTTGAGTAGGTGTAATAATTACAATATGACTAACAATAACCATAACTATAATAAGAATTAAAACTATTAACAATAATTTGTTAGTATCCATTATATTATAATTAAATAAAATAATAAATAATAAGTATTTATTATATTATTATATTAGTATGAAAATAACATTTGAAAGCCATAAATTAATGTCATTTTTTGTTGACAATAATTGTTTAAATCCAATAAAACATACAAATCAGACTGACCATTTATTATCAAATATATTTAAGGAATTGTTAGATGGTGTTGCATTTGTTTCTCAAGAGAAACAACGTCTAAAGAATGCATTTTATAATCCTAAAATAACGCAAATTGAAACTATAACACAAATTCCTAAACCGACTACATTTAGTGTTAGTGGGTTTCCTGATATTGTTAGAAAAACAATAGACCAAAATTGCTTTAGTGCTGTTTCTTATTCTTTTAATATATTTGACAGAAAAATTAATATTAACTTTGTAACTGAAAATGTAAATATTGAATCGCGAATTCACAAATATAATGGTTACGTTGATTATATTTTATATTGGTTATACATTGTTAATATACATGCATCAAGAACATGCTCATCTGAACTAACATTTTTTATTTATCATACATCATTGTTAAAAACTCTGCCCACTTCAAATATAGATATACTTTCGGAAAATAATATTAATACTGGATTTACTAGAACATGCCAGCCAAATTCAGAAATTGTTGTATATAGGTTAGAAGAATGGTTTAAGGTTTTAATACATGAAACAATGCATAACTTTGGTCTAGATTTTTCAGATATGGATAATATGAATTGCAAGAATAGGATATTATCTATGTTCCCAGTGAAATCCGAAGTTAATTTATTTGAGGCTTATACTGAGTTCTGGGCTAGAATAATAAATGTTGTATTTTGTAGTTATTCAAATGCTAGGCAAAAAAATAATATGAACGAATTGCTAACAAATGCAGAGTTTTTCCTGAATTTTGAACGCATTTATTCATATTATCAAATGGTTAAGGTATTAAATTTTATGGATATTGAATATCTATTTTTGATTGCAAAATCATCAAATACGGATTCGATTCGACGCACTTTATATAAAGAGAAAACAAATGTTCTTGCGTATTATATTATAACGACGATTTTAATAGATAGTTACGAAGATTTTTTAATGTGGTGTAAAATCAATAATGATACTTTTTTACAATTTAAAAAGACTGAATTAAATCAAAGGCGATTTTGTCAATTTATTGAACAACGTTATAAATCATCTAATTTGTTAGATAATATTGAATGTACTGAAGACCTTTTGACCAACATTAAAAAAATAGAGAAAAATAAGAAGAAGAAATCATCTAAATATATTAATTTTTTATTGCAAAATTTGCGAATGACATTATGTGAACTTAATTAATTTTTCTAATCATATTATATAATGCCATCACAAGATATTCCTTTTAGTCATAGATTAAAAACTAAACAAGAATTTGGCTCTAAATCTAATGTTTTAAAAACGCACTTATCAAATGACGCTAGTCGCTCATCCAATACAAAAAGGGAAATAATGGATAGGTTTGAGAAAAATCTAGAATTTTATTTATCAGAAATAAACCTAGTTGAAAGTGAAAATCAAGATGTAGAAATCACGATTGTAAAAGATAAGTTAATTATTTTTTATTCCATTGGTCGATGCAATCCGCCACATGAAGGTCATATTCAGTTATTTATAAGTATTTTAAGAAAGGCACAAGAAGCTAGGTCAAGTGATAAAACTATGCAGGTTAAGGTAATTTTCTTTTTAGGGAGTGGTCCTAATGGTGGTGAAAGAACTTCAAAGGACCCTCTTGATTTTGAAACAAAGAAAAATGTTATTATATATTTGCTTGGTCAAAGAGGATATACATATGGAGAAGACTATGAAATACGCGAAAAGGATTATAAACAAAATAAATTTTCTATAAATCCTACACATCAAATGATGTCTTATGTTCAAACACAACATTTAGAACATTCTTTTAAAAATGTTAGGTCGCAATTAATTGTAGGTGATAAAGATGGCGATGCTACAAAATTGGATTATATGCTTAAATCATTCAATAAAAGTGTCAAAGATAAATTTCCTGATATTGAAGTTACGTCTAATATTGTCGCAATTGAGCCGATTGCAATTCCAGGTTCAGAAGGTGTGGCTCTATCTGCCACAAAAATAAGACAAATTGCATGGGAATCATCTACATTAGATGAATTTATTGTTAAAACTGATAATTTTTACGGAGACCTTTCAAATGAAGTGTATTTAGGTATTAATAATTTTAAACCTGAACCTGAACTTCATACTCTTGAAGCTTCTTTAAAACTTGAAAAGCCAAAATCTCGTTCTAAAGCTGCACCTAAATCTCGTTCTAAGGCTTCTTCGATGTCTCGTTCTAAGGCTTTACCAAAAAGTCCTAATTCCAAGAGTCCTAATTCTAAGAGTCCCAATTCCAAGAGTCCTAATTCCAAGAGTCCTAATCCTAAGAGTCCTCGTTCTCCAAAAAAACATGGTAAAAGTGTAAGGTTTACTACATCAAAGGCCGCCGGTATATATAAAAAAAAGAAGACATTTAAAAGGCGACATTATAAACTATAATTTGTAGAATTGGATTAAATTATTTATTTGTTATTATCTTTATTGTGTCCTCTATGAGCCCAGCAGAACTCGCTGTCTTTTGTTAAAGAATTACCACATTTTGTACCATCTTTTTTTATAATAGTGCATATATACTTAAAATGACCAGGGCTCACTTGTTTCTTATTTTGACGCCATAATGTGGATGCCTCATCAAAGTCAATATTGACCTCGTATAACGCACCTTTATTCGATTTTGTTTGACTTCTTGTCTCCATTTTGTTAGTATATTTATATTTATACTAACAAATTTGTTGGGTTTAAATAAATCAATTTTTTCATTCACATTCATATTTATTAGTTTGCAATTATTTTTTATTCCTTTGTTCAAAATAATAAATTTATTAAATTTAAAAAATTGATTTTATAAATTATTAAAATTAACTGCTTATTATTATACAACACATTTAATACAAATGGGAATAAGACATCTAAACAAATATTTGAGGGACAATTGTAATGAATCAATTCGTGCTATGACCATGGCTGACCTTAGCGGCAAGAAAATTGCCGTTGATGTTAGTATATATTTATATAAATATGAATCGGATAACATGTTATTGGAAAATATGTATCTAATGTTATCCATATTTAGGCATCATAATGTGACGCCAATTTTTGTCTTTGATGGTAAACCGCCTCCTGAAAAGAAGGAATTATTATTAAAGCGCAAGGAAGATAAGCAAGAGGCGCAACAAGAATATAATAAATTAAAAAAATGTCTAGAAAATAATGAGCAATTTGATGAGGTTGATAAGCAAGAAATTATTGCATCTATGGACCAACTCAAAAAGCAATTTATTCATATTAATAAAGACAAAATTGAAAATGTAAAGGATTTAATTCGTGCTTATGGTGCGACTTATTATGATGCACCCGGTGAAGCCGATGAATTATGTGCATTACTCGTGTTAAAGAAGAAAGTATGGGCTTGTCTATCAGAAGACATGGACCTTTTTGTATATGGTTGCACAAGAGTGTTACGATATTTCAGTTTAATAAATCATAGTGTTGTTCTCTATTATATGAAAGGGATTTTAGATGAGCTGTCTCTTAACCAGAAAGAATTCAGAGAAATATGCATATTATCTGGCACTGATTATAATATAAATAAAAATACAACAATAGATAATGGTGTGAATTTAAGTGCAACATTGAAATTATTTGCTAAATATAAGGCAGCGGCAAATAATTCTAAATCGTTTTATGAGTGGCTGCAATTAAACTCGGAATATATTTCTGACTTGGAACTGCTTGAAAAAATAAATAGGATGTTTGATTTGTCTTCAGATACAAATGTAAATGCAAATGCAAAGAGCAGCAAATTAGACGCATTTAATTATATTAAAATTATTAATGGTCCTGTTTTAGATGAATGCATACAAAATATTATGCGTGAAGAGGGTTTCATATTTATGAAGTAAAAACGTATTTCATTATCTTGTATTAATAATATTTATTTTTTACACATTTGGACATTTAAAATACCGATTATAATTAAAAAATAAAAAATCATTACTATATATATTATTTATAATATTAATACATTCATCATCAAAATAATTTATTAAATTGTATTGTTTTGGTTGTTCACAATCTTCTAGTTTATCTATTTTAATATTTTTAGGTATATCTAAGTTTTCATCACAAATAAATAAATATTGAGGGTAATAGTGAATAATTTTAGATTCAAAATCCATATTAAATTCATATGATATCAATGTATTTTTTACAAAATGTTTAAAATCATCTATTTTTGTATCAGGATTTAAATGCAAAAAAGCACTTATTATTCTATTATATGGACATCTCGTATATGTATAATAATTATATTCTATATTATTTTTGATAAAATTATTTTTTTTTACATAAGGAATATGTGCTAAGTCAAAATTATCCTTAACTCCCCAGTATGTTTCAAGTATTTTATTACTTTCATTATCAGCAATTTTCTTTCTAATATATTTTCCGCTGTTTTTTGGTATATGTATGTAAATGTAATATTTATGTTGGTTTTCAAATATTAGCATAATATATATATGAAGTAAAAAAGTATTTTAATATAATACTATTTATTAATAATATCTATTTTTTAATAGATATTATATTGTCATTGGATGGTTTCGATCCATCTCCTCCAGCTCGCATTCGTCCAGTGCGCTTCCATTACACTACAATGACTCGTTTGATATATGCCCCTAAGCGCAAGCGGCTGTTTTCCATCGCATATATCCGTCACATCCATTTTGATGCGCCCATCTTCCTAATTATCATCAGATTGTTTCGATCAATCGTCCTTCGGGTTATGAGCCCGACGCGCTTCCTCTGCGCCATGATGATTCTTATATATATATACATATATATTATTTTTTTTATTTTTTATTTAATTAAAAATTAATATAATTTTAAAGTCGCCTTTACTGCATTGTATGTTTTGGTCAACTTCGTTTTATTCGGTCGCTAAGCACTTTAAGCACTGGCGACAACAGGGGCAACCGCGGGGATAGTCTTGGCAAAGTGAGGACTCATGTATCTCTGGAGGTTGAAATAAGTGAGCTCATCGGTCTTCTTAAGCTTCAAGAGAGATTGGAGCTTAGAGTCAGGATTAATCTTGCGACCATTGTCCTTGTCCTGGAGGTTATGGGCTCTGATGTAAACATTGATGTTTCTGGTAACATCAGTGCGCGCCATCTCAGTTCCGGAGGGCTTATCCAAAAACTTGGCAAGCTCATCGGAGATTCTGGTGGGCTTCACAAAGCCAGACGGAGCACGATTGCCAGTCTTCCTCTTCTTCTTGGAAGAAGCCTTCTGGGCAACCTTGAGCTCCTTAGCCCAGTGCTTCTCCATAGTCTTGTACTCAGACTTGAGAGATGCAATCATAGTACTAAGCTGGTTAAGCTTGGCAGAAAACTCGGCGGACTTGGCAGCAATGGCAACCTCAACATCCTCAACGGCGGCACTGGTAGAAGCAACCTGCTCCTCAACGGCAGCAACAGGAGCAGCAACAACAGCCTCAACCTTGGGCTCCTTCTTGGCCTTAACAGCCTTAGCGGTCTTCTCGACCTTAATATCAACAACGGGAGCAGTAGCTTGAGCAACAATGGTCTCGGGGACCTCGGTGGAGTTCTTTTTTACCTGTCTGGGCATCTTATTATACTATATTAAGAAGAGTTCTTTTTAAGTGGTTTAACGCTTAATATATATTATTTTAAATATATTATGATTGACTTTGGTCTAAATGTCTAAATTGTGCGATAATTTGTGCATTTTTGAACGAATTCAATTTTTTATCAATCTTTTTATAAGTTTTTTATTATTATTTTTATTATTATTATTATTTTTATAAAATTTATTGTAATTTTATAAAACGTTGTTTGATTAAAGTATTAATTATAATTGACAGCCTGATATAACCATGGCAAAGCAGACGCCGCCTCTGTACTCACTAATGTCAATGCACCTAAAACATAATATGCACCCAAACATTTACTATCTCTATTTGCCCCTGTATTTACCATTTTTTCCAAAACTTCCAAGATATATTTTCTAACATCATCCAAATTATCACTATGTTGGACATTGCTAAAGGCAGACAATCGACCAAATGGGTTTCCAACTGGCGGACAAATATCTCGTTTTGTCTCCTCTGATAGATTTACTCTGTATGTCCATATATCAATTAACTCTCTTAATAACCTTACTAATTGAACACGATTTAGATTTATAAACCATTTTGAGTCTGAATAATTTCCTAAAGCATCCATATTTTGAAATAAAGCCAATATTCTTAGTTCAAGAGATTTTTTGCACGATATTTCTAAAGAAATATCCTTTATTTCAGTGCAAATTTGTATTTTTAATATCTTACTTAGTCTTAATAATGTCTTGAAATTTTCAATTACTTTGCTTCCAATTGGGTTTCTATTATACGGATTCTTTATTACACCATTGCATTTATAAATTAAATTATAAATTGATAATAAATCAAAACCATAAATAAATCCATCTTCGTCTTTAAAACTAAAAAATTGTTCAATTGGCAGTTCATTTAGTTCGTCCATTGAATAAAAATCTGTATCATTTGTGCACATACTTCTTTTCATTGCCGCCGGGCCATGGCAATTGTTGTATTTACGCTGCAAATATCCTTTAAATACCTTTTGGATTTTTATTATGGATTGTGATAAATAAAGAAATGTAAATAATCTTGAAACCAATTGGGGCTTATTTCCTGATATTTTCAATTTGTAATTTTTTGCAAATGATTTTAATTGTTGCACGTTATAATTGACCTTATATAATAAATTATATTGATTGAACTTTGGAATACTTATATTATCATCATCTACCTTGTCTTTTTCTTTGAAAAATGGAATTTTGGCGGAACACTTGCATGTCAGATTATCAATGTAATCATTTATTTTTTGTTCCTTATTATCTATTATAGTTTTATCCATGTTAATATATTATATATAAGAAATCTTTTTGTATTCTTTTACTAAATATATTACATTTTAACTAACAAATAAATAAATTATTTTGTTACGTCAATTCAGTTTATTTGTTTCAAAATTGCACATTTTTGTCTTTATCCTATGTCCTTCAAGCCATTTAATTTGTTTAAAAAAAATTGATTTAAAGATAATCTGTTTAATTCTAATTATAATATCAAAGAATGGCTGACGCAATCATCGACGGAACTAATATTGACACTAACGTATTCTCTTACTCTGCGCCTAAGGCACACGAGTCTGGTGGAAAGGTAGTAAATGTTTATAATAAATATTTTAAGGAATCTCTTACTATATCAACTCCTCTTATCCTCACATGGGGAGCGCAAGAGGGGCAAGATACTGCAAAGAAGCCCACTGGTAAGTATACTATGAGTTTGCAATTTCCTAATGCTGACTTTCCTAATGCGGATTGTGAGGCATTTTTAAGAAATATGCGAGCATTGGAAGCTAAGGTTAAGGCTGATGCTCTAGCAAATTCTAAGGAGTGGTTTGGAAAGGTTATCACTAATCCTGAGATTATTGATGAGAAGTTTAATGTTATGCTCAGACATCCTAAGTTTAAGGGCACCGATGAAGCTGATGTGAGCAAGGCTCCCACGATGACTATTAAGGTCCCTTGTTGGAAGGGTGTTTGGAAGTCTGAGATTTATGACGAGGATGGTGAGCCTCTTTATGTTGGAGGCAAGACTGGTGGTGTAATTACTCCTTTGGATTTCTTGAAGCCCAAGACTCATGTTATCTGCTTGATTCAATGCGGTGGCATTTGGTTTGTAAATGGCAAGTTCTCTATTACTTGGAATTTGAAGCAGGCTATTGTTCAGAAGCCCAAGGTCTCAATGGAGGGACAATGTTTCATCAAGTTGAAGTCTGCTGATAAGGAGAAGCTCAAGGCATTGCCTCCTGTAGAGCATGATGACATTGACCCTGATGGCGCGTCTGCAACTATTGTTGAGGATTCGGATGAGGAAGAGGCACCTGTGTCTGTATTTGTTGCAAGTCCTGTTGTTGAGGCTCCTAAGGTTGTTGTTCAAGAAGTCAAGGCAGAGGAGCCTGCTAAGAAGAAGATTGTCAGAAAGAAGACTGACGCTTAAACTAATTTATAAAAATGTATATTGTGTAATTTGTATAGTATGTTTTATAAAATTTAATTAATCAAAAAATGTAAATATGATAATCAATTGGGATTATCATATTTTTTCTTATTATTTTTCTTATTGTGTATAATATGAAATACTTATTATTATTTATTAAGGCATTTAAATAAACGTGACCTTAACTATTATATCACATTTGCAACTAACATTATAAACATCATCCTCTATAATTTTGGTTATACCTTGTCCTTTTAATATGTAAGTTTGTTCTTCTTTTATATATAATTTATTTAAAGGAATCTTAAAATCACGCTTACCAATGTTTATTATTAAATCATCTTTTGAAGATTGATTAATTATCATATCTTTTTCAAAAGGAACTAACAAATTATAATGTATATTATTATTCTCATCAATTGAGATATGTTCGGGCAATTCTGGTCTGCATATTACAATAATATCGTTACCCAATGTGTCATCAAAATACATCTCAGTATGCCATAATGGCACCAAAAATAGCAGACCATTGACATATAATTTGTATATGTTATTCTCAAATAAATCATCAATGCTTGGATTCAAAACATAAACACTATCATTTTTATACTTCTCTTTTATTAATGAACTAACAAGTTCCAAAGTGTCATTGTTAATATGCAATAAATTCTTATATTTGCATAAAAAATTATACAATTCTATTGATTTATCCTTATCCAGCTCTTCTATTAGCTTCATGGAAATCACCTTGTAACCATTTATTACTATATCCTTTATAATCTTTGTCAATACTTGTTTCATTACATTTGTCTCTGTCTTCAGAATATTGGAAATAAAAACAGACAATAAAGAAGTGTACATATTTTTTTCATCTTTGGAATCAGATGAACTAACAAATTCTTCAAATATACTTGAACTATCCTTTGTTAGTTCTTTTGACAAATAAGTGTGTGCTTCATTTATCCTTTGGAATCGTTTTGTTGCATCGCTAGTATTACCATTCTTATCAGGATGCCATCTTAATGCCATCTTATGATATTTACGTTTCACATATTCTGTTGTCAAATTTGTTAGTTCAATATCTTTTATATCTAACAAATTCAGTGCAATTTGTATATTCATTGGTTCTTCTTCTTCATCAATGCAATTATTTGTATCCATGTATAACTCCTGTTAAATAAAATAAATAACTCTCTAAATGATAAATTGGCCTGTAATTATTATTGTAATACTTTAAAAAATTATACGTTTTTATTAACAGATTTGACATATCCTTTTGTTGTATTTTCTTTTGTTGGATTAATGTTGAAATAATATACCACATGCAGTCAGTTATATCCAAATTATATATAAATATATCATACAATAGGTCACGAAATTTCAGAAATTTTAGTTCATCTATATTTATCATGTCTTTAATTATCTTATCGCACATTATTTTATAAGGATGCATCAAGTCGCTTACATTTATGTGTAAATTCTTAATATTCGTGATATTCTCTACCTTCATGTCTGTAGGCAGCTTCTCACTCGAACACTTTGTATAAGCAATTTTAGAAGGCCTCGAAACATTAATAATTTCACAACAATTTAAAATGTTATCAGGCATGAAGCTAATCTCTTCAGTTAGCAACACAAATTTGACACTTATTGCCGACGAATTGTTTTCCTGCATATAACTATAAAAATTCTCTAGTAACTCACTATGAATATTATGAAACTCTTTGCAAACAATTATACCCGACTTTTCATTTTTTGCAGATATTATATCCACAATTTGCTGATATATATCATGCCATAATAATTTTGAATTGCATCCCAATAAAGACATATCAACCTCATAATGAATATCACTTATTTTAAAAAAATACGCCTGTTTGTTAAATACTATACTTAATTTTTTCTCGTATTTTAATTCAGATGGACTATACTTTTTAATAGAATGCAACATTTGACTATATTTTCCCACTCCACCAGGTCCAAAAAAAATTACATTTGAAAATTTATTAAGCGTCGATGGAAATTTATTGAAACATTTTTGTAGTTTTGGATGCAAATTAAGTTTATTTGTTGTGGTGTTGTACTCTTCAAAATGGGTCTCTAGAAATTTCATTAAATTAGTATTATAATACTGGTAAACATTCTTTATTTGTTTATTTTACTATTTCATTTATTTTTGTTAGTTTAAACTTTATTTTGGTCATTTATAATATTGTTTTTATAAAATGGAATAAAAACAATTCGTTTTTACTATATAAGTTTATAACATGAATATAGTAAAAACAATAGAACAATATAATGAAGATAGTGTGTATTTTTGTGACCCTATCAAGAACAATATAATGACTGAAGGCAACTTTATAAGGATTCTTTATTCAACTCCCATATTTATTTTAAATGGCGTTTATTTGTCCATTTCTATCAACCAACTAACAATTGAAAAATATTTTAATAAATATAAATGCTCGTTTGACGTATATTCTCATGCAATTATTATTGACAAAATTCGAACAATCGAGGAAGGCATTCTTCGCAAAATTAATATAAAAAACAAAATACCTCAATGCAAAATTTTTGAACAAGTTCGCAACGGAAATATTAAGATTTTTTCCGATAATATAGAGAAAAATAATAATACATTTTTATTGAAAATAGCCGGCATATGGGAAACAGAATGTAATTATGGACTCACTTATAAGTTTATTAAGGCTTAGAATGGATTAACAATCCGTTGCATAAAATTTCAAAATTACTCCTAAAGTTATAACCACAATCAAGTTTATTGTTCCTAAAAGCATGAGGATTGAGAATATTTTCTTGGGTAAACTTGGATTAGTTGGTGACTTTCCTACTGAACTAACTAACAACATTATTTGGGTTAATATGAGCACCAACATTGTATTTGAAAATGATTGATAATAATTCGAAACTTTATTTGTTGATATTCTAGTAAAATATATTGATAATAGAGCTATATAGTAGCAAATAATAACTAGAATCCAAATAAATGGGAATAGGGTTATCAATGAATTAAATGAAAACAAACTAAAACCCGCTGACTTTATATTTATTGTTGTTAGCACCATCAACATCAATAACACACCCGCCATTACCGAATATTCACCTATTAATGATTCTAATCCATTTTTACTACTTAATCCAATTGTAGCAAAAATGCTTACAATTGTTGCTATTAAAATTGCAAATAAAAAATAACTTATATTTGAAGATAATGTGTAGTCTACCATTATATAAATATTATGTATATTATTTAATTATTTCATTTAATTATTCCATTTAATTATTCCATTTAATTATTCCATTTAATTATTCTGCAATTGTCTTTTTAATTCATCTATTTCTGTTTGCATCTTTTGCAACTTACCAACTAACAATGGTATTATTTCTAAATAATTAATTGCCTTTACATTGTGCATCGACTGATTCTCTTGTTTTGAACTGACCAAATCTGGGAAATACGTTTCAAACTCTTGAGCAATAAATCCATAATGAACTTGACCTTTATTATCCGCCTTAAATGTAAATTGCATTGGCTTCAAACTCATTATATTTTCTGACAATTCAGATGATATTTCCACAATATTATCTTTTAAATTTATATCCGATGGACTAACAATGCTACCATCTACAAATAAATCACCAGGTATATATACACTATTGTATTTTTTACTGGATGGTGTAAGAACCTGCATCTTTGAACCATTATATTTATAATTTTTAACTTTCCAAAGATCGGAAGATTCGCCTGGATTAAAGTATTTAATATAAGCAGTATCATTTGCCAACTTTCCTCCATAATTTGCGTTTACATTTGTTGACACATTTGCCATTTGTATTATATTATATATATAATACAAATATTTATATAAAAATAATTATACTAATTATATATATAATGAGTAGTTTTAACACATCGACTTCACATCCAATAATTCCTAATTCTAATCAATATTATGTTGACCAAAAATATGTATCAATTCATTCTGAAGATAGAGATATTTTGAGATTTCAACAATCTTCTGAATTTGAAATTGAACTTCCTCAGGATTATTTAAATGTTCAGTCTGTTACTCTTTCATCATGGTCTTTTCCTGCAAATTATAATGTTTTTTCACCCATAAATTTTAATATTGGCATGTCATTTCGGTTTGTAAATGCATATAACCCAGGTGCTAACTCATATTCTGACCCATTAGCTGAAGCTATATTTGCTGCAATATATAATAACATTGATACACAACATATTATTTTAATTGAGACTGGATTCTATAGTCCTGACCAGATGGCAACTGAACTAACAAATAAATTTAATTCAATTATCACCAATTTTTTACAGAATTACTTTGATAACACGCCTGCTTATAATTACGCAACTGCATTATTAGTAAGTGCTGGTGGTTATGATAGATTTAATATTGTTTATAATGCTGTTGGCCAACGTCTTTGGTTTGGAAACACTGCTGACCAATTTGAAGTAACAAATAATTATGATGGTCAGGTTGTTTCTGAGATTATTAATTCTCAATGTGTGCGAAAAAATGTATTGCCTAGTTTATCAAATTGGGGACTCCCTTCATATTTAGGATTTACCCGTTGTCCAGCAACTGCACTATCTGCTGCTCAAGTTAATGCAAATCAGGAGACAATTTATAACACAATCACTGGACTTTTCCCCGGAAATGATGTTAATCTTGAGGGCACTGTGCCACGATTCTATTATGGAAATGTATCTAATGGAGACGATGGATACTGGTTATTGCCTACATTGCCAGGGGCTGTAGTGTATTTCTTGCAAGCTCCTGCTAAAATTAATTTTATGGGACCAGCATTTATGTATTTAGAAATAGATGGACTTAACTGCATCGATGAAACAAGTCCATTTAATGTATCACAATTCACATCTACAACTAACCAAACAAATAGCCGAGTAAATTCATCCTTTGCTAAAATTCCTATACCATCAACACCCATTAGTCAATGGTTTGATAATAGTTATCCTCCTGCTCCGTATAAATATTTTAATCCGCCCGCTGAACGCATACGTAAACTAAAAATAAAATTACGTTACCACAATGGGCAACAAGTTGATTTTGGATTATTTGAATATTCCTTTCTTTTACAATTCACTCTTCTTAGACCGCAAAGTGAAAGGAAGTACACTATTGTTCAGTAATTGCAACATTTTTATTCAACATTATACGTTTGTTTTATCCAATTTAGCAACAAACCCTTGTCGCATGTTTTACAATCATCATTGAAACCATTCAATTTAAAAAATTCCGGCTTCTTTGCTCTCGGTTTTTTATAAAAAATATAATCACCAAATTTACCTGTTCGTATGCTTAAATTTGATGAAAGTTCTCTAACAAATCCTACTGGCTTTGTTCTATCTAATAAAGTATCCCTTTCCAAAAATGTTAGTACTTCCAAATATTCCATTTTATCCATTGGTTTATCCATTTCCTTGAGCGATTTCATATTTTCTCCCCATTGTGCATATATTCCATATTTACCCTTCTTAATAAACATATCTTGACCTTTATATTTACCTATTGATTCTTGGTCTGACTTTGTTTTATCTAACACATCATCTAGCGTCACATGGCGACCATTTAGTTCCTCAAAATTCTGCAATGCCTTAATATCTAATCCTTTTTTTACCGGGATAAATGTCACATTTGTCTTGTCTTTATCTTTTTTCCCAGCGCCTAAAGTTGCTTTGCTTGCATCTGTAAACTTAATAACTGGCCCATATTTGCCTATTATTATTGAGTATTCATTGTCTATTCTGATTTCAAATTTCTTCAAATCCTTTAACCCATCTATCACATTTGTTAGTTCATTATTGCACATTTTGCAAACATCCGGCCATTTTATCAAACCATTCGCAATCTTATCCAGAGAATCTTCCATTTCCTTTGTATAAGCATAATCGAAAAAGGTTGGAAAATGCTTTAATAAGAATTCTATTACTATTATGCCGAGCGGTTGAATTACTAGTTTCCCCTTTTCATTTCCAAACTCTCTCTTATTGGGTATTTCTGTAATTTTGTTAGTATTATCTAACAAAAAGTCTATGCAATCAACTTGTTTACCTTCTACGTTTTGCTTTTCTACATAATTTCGTTCCATTATTTTGTCAATAATTGATGCAAATGTTGAAGGTCTACCTATTCCCTTCTCTTCTAACAATTGAATCAATCTGGCTTCTGTATAATGTGACTTCAAATCCTTTAACAATGTCTTTGCTTCTATCTTTTTTGGCACCATTGTTGTACCTTGTTTCAAATGAGTAAAATAATTATATTCTTTAGAGTCTTCTATTGTTGGCTTTGCGTTTACAATTTGCCACCCCGGGAACACCACTTGTTCCGCTTTGTAAGCAAAGTTCATTGTCTCATAATCAAAAGAAATTGTTGCTGTAATTGATGTATATTGTGCCGAAGGCATACATGATTCTAATGAATGTGACCATATTAGGTCATATAATCGTATCGCTTTTGGCTGCAAATCAGACGTCGAATTGTCGATAGCTGGTGACCTTGTGTTAATTGATACCGGGCGAATCGCCTCATGTGCGCCTTGCGGTTTCGGAATATTATCCTTAAGATTCACTTTTTTGTCTCTTCTTTTAAGCGAAGCTGAATTATCATCTTTTACTTCTGGGCTCTTGACTTCTTCTTTATTCGGGTCTAGACTAATTGAATCGAGAGCTTGGCTTATATATGTTAGTCCATAAGTTGTTGCAATATATTTTGATGTGTTTTCAATGAACTCTTTACTATATTTTTTCACATCAGTTCTCATGTATGTAATATAACCACTTTCATATAATTGCTGAGCATATTTCATTGTATCTTTGGGAGACAAATGTAGCTCATTGGACGCCAATTGTTGCAAAGTAGATGTGGTTAAGGGCTCTGGTGCCTTCTTTATGACTTTTTTCGGACTAGAAACATTACAAATATATTTGGTACTAGGACTAGCACAATACTCCAATAATTTCTTAACCTCTTCTGCATTTGTTAGTTGCTTATTTAATTCAAAGAGTAAATTAAGGTTCGTAAAATAACCCGTTACATTATAAACTAGTTTTCCAGGTGAAGCCTTAATATCCAAATAATTGTCATATATAAGACGCAATGCAGGCGTTTGACATCTGCCCGCCGATAAACTTGTCTTATGCTGTTTTGCAATATTGTTCCATAAAATTGGACTTACATTAAAACCAACTAACAAATCCAACACTTGTCGAGATTGTTGCGCATAAACAAGTTCCATATTTATTGTTCGTGGATGTATAATTGCCGACAAAATTGCCGACTCTGTAATTTCATGAAATATAATTCGCTTTGTTGTTTCTACCGGCAAACTAAATAGTTTGCAAATATGCCATGCAATTGCCTCTCCTTCGCGGTCATCATCGGACGCCAATATGACTTCATCTGCATCCAAAATTTCCTTCCTTATTTTCTCTATTTGTTTCAACTTAATTGGTTCTTGTATTATAGAGTAAGTAATAGCGAAATCATTTTCCATGTCAATTGATTTCAAATCTGGTATATTTCTTAGATGTCCAAATGACGCAATGCATTTATAACCGGGACCCAATATACTCTCTATTTTCTTGCATTTCGCCGGCGATTCAACAATAATTAGTGACTTCTTTGTTACAATTTTTCGAAACATTTTTGCTTGTTAGTTTATCTTGTTAAAATATATTTATATCTGTTTTTAATATTTTATAGCAATTATAATATTTATAACTCACTTAAATACATAATGCAATACAATGTATACTATTATGTCACGATTTCTCAAGCTAAGTAAATGTGTAATCAATACCCAGTTAATCCGATATGTTTTAATTGAACCCGCCAAATACGAATTTAAACTTATGAGTGGAACCTTAAGTGGCGCGTGGATGTTAGGTTCAGGCAGTATATCGACAGACAATTCTCAGGTTACTATTTGTGAAAAAGAGAGTCCGGATGATTTTAAAAGTGTAACCGAATGGATTAAAGAACAATAACCAACTTTATTTGCTAGAGAAAAAATGACATTTTAAAATATAAGAAAATGTGTGACCAAATATGCTCACATAATTTTCTCTCTTTTTATTTTCTCCATCACAATCACAACTTTTTTACATAAAGTCAAAAGGGAAATGGAATTTGGACATTTTTAAAAATGTCCAGAAATGAAAACCTGAAAAAAGTTTTGAAAACGACCCTTTTTTTGCATTTTTGATGATACCAGTCACAATTATTTTTTTGGAATTGCAAATTTTGTGATGCTAATTTTAAATAAATTTCTGCGGACAAGTTTAGGCATTTTTTTCTTAGCCTAATATATACTAATGGAGCCTAACGTAAAAAATGCCACACATTTTAAATGCAATAATTGTGACTTTAAATGCTCTAAATTAAGCAACTACCATAATCATTTATCCACAGCAAAACATCAACGACTAATGAATTCGTGCCAAAAAATGCCGAATAATGCCGACAATTTAGAATGTTCATGTGGAAAAATTTATAAACATGCTTCGTCTCTTTGCAAGCATAAAAAGACATGTATTAATGCAAACCAATTCAATAATTTTAATCAATCAAATGTTGATAATAATAATTTAAATGATAAAGAAATAATTAAAATGCTTATAAAAGAAAACTCTGAATTTAAAAATTTAATATTAGAAATTGTTAAAAAAGACGCAAATATAATAAATAACACAAACACCAATTGTAATAATAATAATAATATAAATAATTCATTTAACCTGAATGTGTTTCTAAACGAGAAATGTAAAGATGCAATAAATATTAGTGATTTTGTTGGGAACATTAAGATGCAAATGACAGATTTAGAGAACTTCGGTCATCTTGGTTATGTTGAAGGTGTATCAAGGATTCTCATTAAGAATCTAAAGGATTTAGATGCATATTCGAGACCAATCCATTGTAGCGATTTTAAACGAGAAGTGTTATATATTAAAGACAATAATGAATGGACAAAAGAAACAGATGAGAAACCTGTTTTAAAAAATGTAATAAAAGAGGTTGCAAATAAGAATATAAAACAAATACAGATTTGGAAGCAAGAGCATCCAGATTGCACCACATCAGAATCAAAAAAAAACGACCAATATATAAATATAGTTATGAATTCCATGTCAGGAGGCACAATTGAAGAACAAACAAATAATATATCGCAAATAGTTAAAAATATTTCAAAAGCGGTTATTATTGAAAAATAAAATTGATTTAAAAATATATTTATAAATAACTTATTATAAATATATTATTCGCACAAAATGATGTCATATAAAAACACCCAATTATTAACAATTGCGTCAGAGAATCGCAAATTAGATTATATTGAAAAGCTAATTTCTAGCAATGGCGATATTAATAGAGAAATGGAGACACTTATTAGTAATTTTATTGACTATACATGTGAACAACAATTTTCAGAGGCGGAAAAATGCAAGATGCTAATTAAAGAAAAACAGCCCGGTAAATTTGAAAAAATACTAGATGCCTCAAATAGTATTATATACAATTACGATTTGGTTATTTATATTAATTAATATGAATACTAACAATATATATAATTTTTATATTTATATATTTTATAAATGAATTATTTCAAAAAGAATAGTGTGAAACAATTAATTTTTTTAGCGGCAGTTGTATTAATTATTTTATACATAGTTTATTATTTATTTCAATCTAGTTCAAAGATTGCGGCTTTTTCAGGAAATGGTAATTTTCAAGAATTTCAAGCATTAGCAAATTGTGCGGATGTGACATTTAAAGCCAATGATACAGTTATGTATGTAAATGTAAAATATAAAGATTTAACAGGAGTTAGTGCTTTACATATACACGTAAACAATAATGGCATGCCAGGACCTATTTTAGGATGGTTAGGAACAACTGAAGCTTGGCAGAGAGGCGTTGCGCAAAATACAGCAGGTTCCAATTCACCATGTTGCACTAAAAATAATCCTAAATGTAATTTAGTTGCTCCGGCAGGAACCCCTTTTTTAACAAAGGAAATGGAAGGAACAGAGCAAGATTTTGTATTTTATAAGCAATGTGGAAAATCTGTGTGCAATGCTAAACTGCCTTGGATATCACAAGGAACCTTGTTGGATTCTCATGGATTCAATTTCCAGCAGTTGATTAATGGCGTTTTGACAAATCAAGCGCCTGGAGCAGATATGCTTGAAAATGTGCCATTTACCTCTGTAAATTAAATTATTTATTGTGTTTTATTTTGATAGTTCTTTTTTATTGTTTAGGATTCATCGCCTTAAATTGCTTCCAAGAAATCTCCACTTGCGGACCCTTATACTCTGGTTCCATCTTATCTGACTCTACATTCAACTTCTCTGCCTTTCGCAAAGCACTATCTACATAGATTTTTTTTAGCAACATACCAACTTCAAAAGAGCCTTCATGTTGGTCCATTTGACCTGCCTCAATCTTACCAAGCACATCTAAAAACTGAAATAATATCTTAAGGTCGATTTCGTCCTTTCTAATCTTATTGTAAATGTCAGTGTAATATGTAAATAAGAAATTGCATTCATTCATAGCTTCTAAATTAAGCGCGTCTGGGTCATCTGGATACTTTGCCTTTAACATGACTAAATTATTCACATTTTCTCTAAGCACTTGACTATGCTTCAAGTCGCGAATTAATCCAGTCTGGTCCTCGACATTGTTTGCACTAATCATCTTTTGTAAATGAAGTCGTTGGTTTTCGTCCATTTGTATTATATATTATTTTAGAATACTATTTTTAAACTTTAATTTAATATTATATATATATAAATAATGATAGCTGGAAATACACAAGCAAACGGATTGCCTCTAAATGTTGTGCCAGGATTAGTTCCGGGTGCTACAAATTCTTCAGCACAAGCCCAGGCAGCGGCAGCTGTAAACAATGGAATGGCTAAAATGAATGCGCTAAAAGCAGTAACGGGTGGATATAAAAAACACTCAAAATTATTATCAGGTGGTTTGGCACTTCAAGCATTGCCAAATTCCTTCCCATCAAGTTCCCCCGTTAATTCTGGACTACAATCACTTAATGCTCAAACTTTTTCATTAGCAAACCAATCGAGCGCAAGCGCTGAAGGTGATAAAGGAGGCCCAGCAGTTGTAATAAAAACTGGAGGCAGAAGAAGAAGAAGAACACTTAAAAAAGGAGGCAAAGGTTGGTCTGCAAAGTATAAAAAAAGTATTAATTGTCGCAGACCTAAAGGATTTTCACAACGTCAACATTGTAAATATGGTAGAAAAAAAACAAAGCGTTAAAAGAAGTCGTCGCGCATAATAAATAAATATATTTATTAATAATATAGACCATGCCAACAATGAATAATTTTTTAATTTTTACCTATGTTAATTTAGCATTTATAATACAAATAGGCATATTGGTATATTTCAAATCAGCAAAAGAGATAAAAGACAACTGGCAGGAATATAGATGCAATCCACCTTATTGGGTTTTTTCAGAAAATCTAACAGATGATTTTAATTATTGCATTCAAAATTCACAAACAAGTCTTATGGGGTTCTTATTGCAACCAATGACGTATATGATGTCGTCAATAACATCAATGAGTGGTGCTGCAATGGAATCTGTAAATAATGCTAGAGGCATGATTGACAAATTAAGAAATTTTTTAACCAGCATTATATCAACAATTTTTAGCGTGTTTTTCAACATGATAATCGAATTTCAAAAAATGATTATTGCAATCCTTGATATGGTAGGTAAAATAGTAGGTGTTATTGGAACACTTTTGTTTGTATTAGACGGCACAATGAAAACAATGCAAAGTGGCTGGAATGGACCAATGGGTCAACTAGTAAGGAAAATTGGAGTTTGCTTTCATCCTGATACGAAAGTTAAGTTGAAAAATGGAGAAATTTTCCCAATGAAAGACCTACCTTTAGGCGCAGAATTAGAAGATGGTGGTAAAATATTTGCTGTTTTGAAGATTGATAATTCCAAAAAGGATAAATTATATAAAATAAAGGGCGGAGTAAACGGCGAAGATATTTTTGTAACTGGAAAGCATTTCATTTATGATAAAAAACAAGATAAGTTTATTTATGTTGAAGACTATGAAGGAGCTTTGAAACAGGAAGAAATCAAATCAGATTGGTTCTCTTGTTTAATTACAACAAATAGACGCATTCCAATTGAACAACATATTTTCTGGGATTGGGAAGATGACGAACTAACAAATAAAATAAATAGATAAAAAATTATATATTTAATTATTGTTATTATTATCCAGTTATACTATATGGATAATAATAGACCATTAAACGACGAATTATTTAAAAATATGAAAGATGCTTCAAGTTATATAAATAAAATATACGATAAAACATCTTTTGCAGATAATTATGGGTCATCTATTATTATTGTTGTAGTTATAACTATTTTTGTATTATCTGTTTTTTCATATTGTCTTGCTATGCAGAAAAAACAAGAAATTTACGCCGATTGGAATAATAATCGCTGCAAACCACAATATATTCCAATTGCCGGGTTTATTGCCGCACCTGAAGGACAATCTATAGGTGAATATACTAGTGAAAATTTTCAATATTGCGTGCAATCCCAAGCAACTTCTTTGGCTGGTTATGCATTGCAACCATTTGTTTATTTGTTAAGTTCTTTAAGCACAATTGTATCATTTTTATCCAATATGATTAATGCAATCAGAGAAATGTTCAACAAATTTAGAAATAATGTGGCCGAATTTGTAAAGGTTGTAATGGGAAAATTACTAAACATAGTAACTCCTGTTATGACAATGTTTATTGCCCTTTTAGATAGTTTACATAAAACTCAAGGTGTGATGGCAACGGGCATTTTTACATTATTATCAACATATTATGCATTGCAGTCATTAATTGGTTCTATATTTGAAATAATGGGTAAATTTTTAATTGTTATGATATCTATTGTAGTATTTTTATGGATTCTTCCATTTACATGGCCAGTTGCTGCTGGAATGTCTCTCATTTACATTGTGCTTGCAATATTAACAAGTGTTTTAATGTATTTTTATGCCATCACATTTGGAATTAAGTTAATTAAAATACCCAAATTAAGATGCTTTGACAAAAATGTTCAGTTTAAATTGAATAACGGAATAACTAAAAATATATGCGAGATTGAAGTAGGTGATGTATTAGAAGACGAAACAAAGGTGACATCAAAAATGAAATTAGATGCGTCAAATTTAAGAATGTTTAATATTAGAGGAATTGTTGTCAGCGAGTCACATATTATTAAGCACGGAGACAAATGGTTGCCAATTAAATACCACCCAGAAGCTATTGAAATATTCAATTATTCAGAACCATATTTATATTGCTTAAATACAGATACAAAACAGATTATATTAAATGGATTAACCTTTACTGATTGGGATGAAATCTATGATAACACATTAAGTCATATATTAAACACAATTCCTTATGAAAATGATTATAAAGAAAGGTGCGCAAATATTCACCGATATTTAGATGTTGGTTTTGATAAAGATACAATCGTTGATTTGAATGGAGACACTAACAAAAAAATAAAATATGTAGAAATCGGTGATACATTATTATCTGGTGCCAAAGTTTATGGAATTGTAGAAATAGAAACAAGTGAATTGTTTAAATATAAATTAAGTTTAGGGAATAATGCAATGGAACCAAAATTATATCATTTATTAACCGACGATAAAATATTCAGTTCAAATGGTCAAATTATTCCTGATTATAATGACCATATTGACAAATTACTAAATAATAAAAAAATTATCTAACAATTATGTATAATGGAAATTTCTATTGGTTCATACAAAGTTAGATTAGAGATTTTACTTCTAATTGTAATATTATTATGGATAATATTTGGACACGCGTTATGTTCGTGCAGTACAATGTCTGCTCAAGAGGGGTTTGCAGCCTTTTCTAGTGTAGTTGGTCAAGATGTCATGAAAAATAAAAATTCTAAGAAGAATAAGAAGCCATCCAAAGGAGGTAAAAAATGCAAAGAAGGTTTTACTAGCAATAATACTTCTGCTTTTGACACCCAGTTTGCTGAAAATAATTCAAACTTTTCTTATATGAATCCTAAAAATTGGTCGCAACAAACCCTTGTTTATACCCCTGGCGTAAAACCAAGCGCTGGCGTTCAAACCATTTGGGCTCGTTCTAAAAATAGCAAACCGCCTGGAGTGCCACCATTGGATTTCTATGATGGAATGCCTTTTAAACCGCAATGTTGCAGCAATTCAGATACTTCAAACTCTTCTGGATGCGCTTGTTACTCGGTGGCTGATTACAATTATTTGAAAACTAGAGCAGGAAACAATGTTCCTTTTTCTGATATGTAAATAAATATATACAAGTTAATCCGTTTTCTTCTGCTCTGATTGACTAGTTGACTACTTGAGAGACATTGCATTTTTTACAATACCAAATTTTTTTGTCTTTATCGATATTAATATCGATATAGTCTTCAATATATTCGTGATTTAAACAAATGTTGTCCATGGTTTCTCTAATGTCTTTGCAATATATGTCAATCTCCTCAACAAAACCATTTAGTGTGTAGTCGTCAAACAAATCATTAAATTTATCAAATATATCTGTCTTCTCAATAAAGAAATTATTATCAAGATTTTTAACATCATTTGCAATTTTTTGCTTGCTCTCCCTAATTTCATTTAGCATTATTAAAAGTTTGTTAGTTGTTTCATGTATATTATTTAAAATAGTATGCTCATTTTGTTCCATTGATTATTTATATAATAAATATAAACAAAAACGTTTATATTTATATTATATTACATTTAAAATAATAAATAACTAGGTCTGCCATTTTTTCGATTGTAGATGGAAACCTGTCTAAGCGCACTATAATTTAAACTAGCAATTAAACCAAAATTTTTGGCACTAGGTGATATTCCTCGATTATAGAAAATTGCAGAGTTCGTAAGTTTACTATTATTAAGTTTAGTCATTATACACTATATTTTTATTTTATTTTTATTACGCTTTTTAAGTTTACTACTTTTTCGCGTACCCCTTTTCTTTTTTCCAAATCCAAAATCAGATGTAACACTGCGTCCAAGTCTGCGCGTCAGTCGTGCATCATCTTGTTGATTAATGCTCTTAGTGCTAAAATTGTTGCAAGAATAGTCAAATAAAAACAAATAATCGTCTTCTGTTAGTTCATATTTTTTTGTTAAGCCTGAAATAATATCAGCTAAATGAAAATCAAAGCCAACAATTTGTCCTTCTTTATCTTCAATAGCATCTCTTGATATTTCATTTATTAATTGTATATCCATGCCTGACTCAATACCGCAATTATTATTATAAATAAATATCCCCCAGTTTTCACCTGGCGTAGTATGTTTTGGCACATCATTTGTGGAAAAAGATTTATTGGTAAACCTATGACTAATGCCTATTTTATCATCACAAATAAAACTATTACGACACACATCAACATCCTTTGGATTAGCAATTTTGAAATGTTCTGTTCTATGTCGTGGTCTTAAAGATAATGTATCTACTGCTGAATTCATATAACCCAAGAAATTTTGCGATATCAATTTGTCCTCTGTTTTACCCTTTGGTTCAAAATTACTTATATCAGTAATATCAAAATCACTACTTTTGTAAAAATAATCGGCTAGAACAACATTATCAATGCCGCCTACTTCACCAATTAATGAACTACCTGGACTGCAATTCATAAATGTCATTAATTTTGGTATAGAATGACGAGTTTTTATACTTACAGATGCATATTTATTGTGTCTATATGGTTCAGCAGCTTTACTAAACCCACCATGAGTAAAAAAACCAAGAAATATATATCTTGGTTCTTTTTTTTTTATTTTAGGAGAATTTGAAGGTGATTTAGGTGAAAAATGTGGAGACAAATGTGAAGGTGATTTTGGTGAATGAATTGCAGTCTGCTTTTTGTTTATTTCAGCAACTTTACTTTTAAAACTCATATACTTTCTATTATATATTTATATTTTTATATATTTATTAAGTTTACAAATGTTAAGTTTAATCTAGGCATACAATGAATACAACGCGCTACTCATTGCATCTTTGTTATTCTTAATTAACTTGTCAACAACATCTTTTGTAACTACAAAGGGGAATTCAACCTTTAACGACATATCTTCCTCAAACAGATTAGAACCTGGCTTCATCAAACGATACAAATTTAACTTGGTATAGATTATTTCCAAACATCTCTTCAGATTACGCACACCATCTTCCTTTCCACAATGGTTGTCAATAATATAATTAATTGTTGCATCAGGAATTACAATATCCTCTTTTGAAAACTTGACTTGCTCTCTAATCTTTGGCAGCAAGTAATTATTTGATATTGCTGTCTTTTGCTTCTGATTGTAACCAGCTGTCTTAATTCTATACATTCTGTCTTTCAAAATAGGATTGACTTTGGACTCGTCGTTGTAACTGAATATGAAGAGGCACTTGCTCAAATCAAAATCAATATCAGCAAAATACTTATCATGGAACTGCGAGTTTTGAGAGGTGTCGGTCAAGTGCGTCAAGATGCCGGCAATTTCCTCACCCTTTGGCGTCTCACTAATCTTGTCTAACTCGTCGAAATATATGACAGGGTTCATGCACTTGCTGTCAATCAAGATTTGGACAATCTTGCCCCACAATGAGCCCTCATATGTGTAACTATGACCCTCTAAGAAACTGCTGTCGGTTGCGCCTCCTAGAGCAATGAAGGAGAATGGTCGATTCAAAATCTTACTAATTCCTTCCTTCACAAGACTGGTCTTGCCAGTGCCGGGAGGGCCGTGAATTGCAATTGCAGTGCCAATTGATTTAGGATTAGTAATGAGTTGACCAAGCATCTGCATAATTTGCATCTTTGCATCATTTAGACCATAAACTGCACTATCTAATGTCTTCTGCGCTTCAGCCATAAAGTTATGACATTTCTCAACACCATCATCAATAGTAATTGGTAAATTTTGAGTTTTTCCAAATGGTATACGCATAAATGTGTCAACCCAAGACTTAATTTTATAATACTCACCACTGCCTGGCTCCATGTATCTTAATGATGCAACTTTTTTCATTGCAGCACCCTTAAATATAACAGGGATATCTGCCTCTAACAAAGTGAGACGATATGGCTTTTCGATTCTTGTAAGTTTATTAATTTCTCGCAATTCTTTAATTATTTTCTTCTGACAATCAATATCCATCTTTTCAAAGAATTCAAAATCATTCATTGTATTCTTATCCTTTAGTATGCGCCTGAAGATGCGGTCATTTCTATCCTTTTCCTTTTTCAACTTCTTTTCAGATTTCTTCTTATCAACTTCTATCTTTTGATTGCATACTTTAATACATTCCTTTACCAAATCCGAATTTTCTCCATTATCTTGGAGACCCTTTAAAACTTCTAGTAATTTATTTTGCTTGTCAGAATTGGTGTCTGTTTTTTCTGTAGTAATTAATTTTAAATTTTCCTTATTGTTATCAGAACTCTTTTTTACACTCTTTTTATTTACAGCTTTTTTTACACTCTTTTTACTTATAGGCGTATCTGATTCATCATCCTCATCATCCTCATCTTGTTCCTCAGTATCCGAATCAGAACTGATGGGGTCATCCTCATTCTCTGTATTATTATCGTCACTGCAAGTCTCCCAATCTTCATCATTAAAATACTCTTCGTACTCTTCTTCAAGTTCATCTTCTTTATTTACAGAATTGCCTATTGTTAATACTATATTAAACTTGCCTGATTTTTTGTTTTTCTTCTTATTTATTTTTTCTTCTACTTCCTCCTCTTCTTCTGTTGCACTTGAATCTTCTTCAGATTCCTCTACTTCACTTTCTTCTTCTGCTTCGCTTGAATACTCTTCAGATTCTTCTTCCTCTTCCTCTGATTCATAATCTTTGCGTCGTAATCTAGTTGACTTACTCTTACTCTTACTTTTATTTTCTTTCTTTGATTTAGATTTCTTTGGTACATAATCAGAATCAGTTTCTTCCTCCTCAGATTCCTCTGTTTCAGATTCCTCTTCTTCTTCTGATTCATACTTCTTTTTATTCTTTTGCAAGACTTTCTTAAGACGTTCACCTGCCTTGACCTTATCATTTGCATTTTTAGATGGAAACATTTTTGCTAATAACTTTCTATATTCATGCTGGTCAATTTCATCAGATTCACTATCACTAGATTGAGAACCACCATCATCAGATGATTCTTCATTCTTCTTTCTGCGTCTAATTGATTCATCCATCTTTTTAGAAGCTTTAGATTGTTCCTTTTTAACTATCTTATTTTGATCGCGAGTCATTCTTTGTATAATATTATAAAAAGATTTAAATTATATTTTTTGAAATCAATTTTTTTCAAAAATCTTTGAATTATTAAATTATATATAAACAATTTAAAAATATAAAATAAAATTGATTCGAAACAATCTAAATATAATTTATAATATTATATTAGAATGTCGCAAAGTTCCAGAAACATGAAAAATACTAACTGCTCTAAGATTATCGGCATCCAGTTTAGTATATTATCGCCCGAAGAAATTCGTAAAGGCTCTGTAGCCGAAATTACTACACGCGATACATATATAAACAATAAACCGGTAATTAATGGGCTATTTGACCCTAGAATGGGAGTTTTAGAACCAGGATTAATATGTCCAACAGATGGATTAGATTATATGCAAACTCCTGGTTATTTTGGACATATTGAAATGGCACGTCCTGTGTTTTATATTCAATACTTGTCTACAATTCAGAAGATTTTGCGCTGCGTATGTTTCAAGTGCAGCAAATTATTAGTTTCAAAAGAAAAATATAAACAGGCATTAAAAATGCAAACACAGGCTAGATGGAAATATGTGTTTGAGTTGACCAAAGACATTAAAAGGTGTGGTGAAGACACAGAAGATGGATGCGGTTGTTTGCAACCTAAAAAAATCAAAAAAGAAGGATTTGCTTCCTTATATGCTGAATGGACAAATAATAGTGAAGAAGGTGATGAGAATATTGTAATTCCTTTAACTCCTGAATTAGTATTAAAAATATTTAAGCGTATTTCCGACGAAGATGTGACTTTTATGGGATTTAGTCCTTTATGGTCGCGTCCAGATTGGATGATTTGTCAGGTTTTAGCAGTACCTCCTCCTGCGGTTAGACCATCTGTAAAGCACGATGCACAGCAACGTTCTGAAGATGATTTAAGTCATATTCTTGTTAATATTATTAAAACGAATAAGACGCTTCAAGATAAGCTTCAGAACAATGCGCCGGAAAATGTTATCAATGATTGGACAACTGTGTTACAATATCATGTAGCCAGTCAAGTTGATAATAAATTGCCAGGGTCCAACCCTGTTGCTCAACGCTCTGGCAGACCATTGAAGTCAATTAAAGACAGACTGAATGGTAAGGGTGGTCGTATGAGAGGTAACTTGATGGCAAAACGTGTAGATTTTAGTGCACGTTCAGTCATTACTGCGGACCCGAATATTTCCATTCGAGAACTTGGTATTCCTTTGAAAATAGCAAAGAACATTACCAAGCCTGTTTGCGTAAATCGTGTAAATAAAGCATTCTTGACAAAATTGGTGCAAAACGGACCCGATGTGTGGCCCGGTGCTAAGATTTTGGAGAAGAAGAATGGCGAATCAATTACATTGAGATACTTGGATAGGAAGTCTATTGTTTTAGAAGAAGGCGACACAGTTCATCGACACATGATGGACGGCGACGCAATTTTATTTAACAGACAACCTACTTTACACAGAATGAGTATGATGTGTCATATCGCGCGCATTATGCAGCGCGGAGATACGTTCAGAATGAACGTTGCCGATACTAAACCATACAATGCCGATTTTGACGGCGATGAAATGAATTTACATATGCCACAAGACCCGGAGTCGGAGGCAGAATTAAAGAATTTGGCAGCAGTGCCATACCAGATAATAAGTCCAGGTAACAACGCGTCAATTATTGGTATCTATCAAGATTCAATGCTTGGATGCTATAGATTTACAAGAGAGAAGATAGATTTTACACAGAAGGATGCAATGAATTTGCTAATGATGTTTAATCGTGTCGATATGTCAAAAATAAAGAGAAAGAGAAGCGAACGAGTGTCAAATTTTGAGGTTTTATCTCAAATATTGCCACCTATGTCATTGAAGGTGAAAAATAAGCAATACAACGGCGAGACAGAGAAGCCAGATAGTTCTAATAACATCATTGAGATTAAAGATGGTCAATATCTTAGAGGCCAGATGGATAAGGGAATTCTTGGTTCAGGAACTAAGGGTTTGATTCATCGTGTCTGCAATGATTACGGAAACATGGCATCTGCTGCATTTGTTGATGACTTGCAGAATATAATTACTGAGTACATGAAGAATAGTGGATTCAGTGTAGGAATTAGTGACTTGATTACTGATGCCAAGACAAACCAGAAGATTATATCAATTATTACTGATAAGAAAGTGGATGTTAAGAATTTGATTGACCAGGTCCAAATTGGCATATTTGAGAACAATTCAGGTAAGTCCAATGAAGAGGAGTTTGAAACAAAAATTAACAATATTTTAAGTAGGGCTCAGAATGATGCAGGCAGAGAAGCTTTAAAGAATCTAGATAAAGATAATCGATTTGTTATTATGTTTAATGCTGGTTCCAAGGGCACAGAAATTAATATTCAACAAATGACTGCATGCCTTGGTCAACAAAACGTAGATGGTAAGCGAATTCCTTATGGATTCGAACATAGAACATTGCCTCATTACACCAAGTATGATGATTCTCCGGAAGCGCGTGGATTTGTGGAGAGTTCTTATATTAACGGCTTGTCGCCTCAAGAGTTGTTCTTTCACGCTATGGGAGGCAGAATTGGTCTCATTGATACTGCGGTTAAGACCTCAACAACTGGTTACATTCAGAGAAGACTTATTAAAGGCTTGGAAGATTTGATGATTAATTATGATATGACTATCCGAACTAATAAAGGTAAGTTGGTACAATTCTCTTATGGTGATGATGGAATTGACACAATTAAAGTTGAAAACCAAGAACTTCACATTGTTGATATGAGCATTCAAGATATTTACGCACATTACAATGTACCAGATGAGAAAAACAAAACCAAGTCAATCTCAGGTATGTTTACAGCTGCCACATTTACTCGCCAAAAGAAACAGAATGAGAAGTTAAATGAGAAATGTCAGTTTTATACAAATTGGATGATTGAAAAACGAGATATTATTATTAAAAATATCTTTAATTACAAGTCAGATAAGGTTGTACGCGTTCCAGTTGCATTCTCTTACATAATTCAGAATATAATTGGTCAACAAAATATCAACTCAAATTCGCTTGTAGATATTACCATGCTTGAAGCGTTTGAGATGATTGAAACTGCATTTGCCAAACTATTAAAGATTCAGTTTGCACCTCCTACTGAATTATTCAAGGTCTTATTCTATTATTACTTGTCTCCCAAAGATTTGTTACTGAATAAGCGTTTCAACCAGAAAGCACTTCAAATATTATTGGAGACCATTATTCTGGACTATAAGCGCGCAATTGTTGCACCTGGTGAAATGGTGGGAATGATTGCGGCGCAGAGCATTGGCGAGCCGACAACTCAGATGTCGGTTGTTTATAGTGAGCATATTAGGTTTGTAAAAATTAATAAATCTAGTAAAAATATTTCGTCAGTGTTGTCACAAATTGGAGAATTATGCGATGCTCTCATTGAGGAAAATCCTGAGTATACATTTAACACCGGACACGTAGACAGCGTGGAGACGTTATTAGATGCATTGGAAGATGATTATTATATAGTTGGTGTAGATAAACAAGAAAAAACACACTGGAATAAAATATCACACGTCAGTCGTCACCCAGTTAATGGTGACTTAGTTAAAATTACAACCAAGAGTGGACGCAGTACAACAACTACATTAAGTCATTCGCATCTAATTCGCGACGAAGCAACACAACAAGTTGCACCAATTACGGGCGCTGATTTGAAAGAAGGAATGCGTGTTCCAGTTGCTAAACAAATTGCAAACACTTTTGTTAAAGATAGTGTTACAATTGGCGACAATGATAAGAAGTTGGACCAACTATTTGGCTGGTTTATTGGCGCCTACTTGGCTGAAGGTAATATTAATAACGGCTCTATTTGCATAACGAATATTTCACAATTCTTCATTGATAATGTTACCAAATTGGCATTGGAGTTTGGAAAGGAAGGTAAAGTTCGAACATATGCTGGTGAATATGGACCTTCGACGTCAACCAAATTTAGTCACAAGGTTCTAGCCGAGTTCATTGTAAATACTTGCGGCACTGGGTCATTTGTCAAACGCATTCCTGACTTTGCATTTACCGCACCCAATGAGTTCAAAGCTGGTCTAATCCAAGGATATATGGATGGAGATGGTAATTTCCAATGCGATGAGAAGCATCATCAAATCCGGTCATGCAGTAGAAGCAAACAATTATCAAGTGATATTGCATTGTTCCTTAATTACTTTGGAATATTTGCGTCTACTAAAGAGACTAATAGTCGTGGCGCACCAATGTTTAATGTATCTATTAGTCCTAAGTATTCAAAGGCTTATCAAGACAATATTGGCAGTTTGGTTCATGCTGACAAATTGATGAACCTTGTTAAATATTGTGAGCGCACTGATGCTCATGATTTATCTGACGAAATTGATAAGATTAATGGACTAGGACAAATTATCGCGGTTTGTGGTAAAACTTTGAAACTACCAGGCCAAAGCCGCACATATGGCAGATGGGCAAAGAAGACTAGCATTGGTCGTCGCACTTTGGAGAAGTATATTGAAATCTTTGAACAAAATGAGAATGTTGGATTAATTGCAAATGAATTAGCAATTTTGAAGCAGGCTGCAAACTCAAATGTAATTTGGGATGAAATTGTGAACATTGAAATTATCAAACCTTTAGAAAAAGAATATGTTTATGACTTCACAGTTCCTGCAAATCAGACATTTATGATGGATTGCGGCATCATAGTACACAACACTCTTAATACTTTCCACTTTGCAGGTGTTGCATCCAAGTCCAACGTGACTCGTGGTGTGCCAAGAATTGAGGAAATCCTATCGCTATCGGCGTCATTAAAGAATCCATCGTTAACTGTATACTTGAAACCTGAAGATGAGACAGATAAAGATAAGGCAAATACATACCAATATATGTTGGAACATACTAAGTTGGAAGAAATTGTCAAGTCAGTTGAAATCTGTTTTGACCCAGATGATTTGAATACTCTAATAGATGAGGACAAGGACACGATGGCTCAATACAGAGATTTCGAGAATATGATAGACGAATGCTTAGGCGCGGGCGTTGCTGCAACAACAAATGAAAAGTCAAAATGGGTTATTAGAATGATTATGGACCCTGAGACAATGTTGGAGAAAAATATAACAATGGATGATGTTAACTTTACATTAAATAATACATACAAAGATGAAGTCTCTTGCGTGTACTCGGATTACAATTCTGAAAAATTGGTGTTCAGAGTAAGAATGAATAATATATTGAAAAATGCGGCGAGTAGAGCACAGAAGAAAGCTAAACTCAATCCATTGGACCAATCAGACCAAATATATATACTGAAGAATTTCCAAGACCAATTATTGAATAACATTGTGCTTCGTGGCATAAAGAACATTGATAAGGTTATACTTAGAAAGATTAAAGATAATTTGGTTGAAAAAGCAGGAACATTTGTGAAGCAAGATATTTGGGTTCTTGATACAATTGGGACTAATATGTTGGATGTGCTTGGTCTAGATTACATTGACCCAAATAGAACATATAGTAATGATATTATTGAGATATTTAATGTTCTAGGAATGGAAGCCGCTAGACAAGCAATTTATAATGAGTTGGCTGATGTGATTGAGTTTGATGGCACTTATTTGAACTATCATCATATGGCTTTATTGTGCGATAGAATGACCTTTACTCAAAAGATGATATCAATATTTAGACATGGTATTAACAATGATGATATTGGTCCAATTGCCAAGGCATCGTTTGAGGAGACACCTGAGATGTTCTTAAAGGCGGCAAGACACGCTGAATTGGATATGATGAGAGGCATTTCTGCAAATGTAATGTGTGGACAAGAAGGATTGTTTGGCACAGCTTCATTCCAAGTGGTATTAGATTTGAATGAGATGATTAAGTTAGATGAGAAATATAAGTATGAGTACGAAGACAAGCAAGATTTGATAGAAAAGGGATTATTTGGAGATTTGGAAGACCCGAATGACCAATGTAGTACAAAGAACCTTACGATTGATGATAATGTTGTTAATATTTTGACAGAAGACCTTGGAGGAGACAATGATTACAATCCATTTGAGTAATTGTCAAATCTGATAGAAATAATACAATAAGACAATAATACAATAAGACAATAAGACAATAAGACAATAAGACAATAATACAAAATAAATAATATATTAAAAATAAATTAATTATAATATTAATTATAATGAAAACTTTTTTTAATATATTACAAAGAGTAGTAAATACAAATACAAATACAATAAAATATCCAGATGAAATAAAGCCATTTAACGTTTGTAATATATCAGTTGAAAACGACATGTATATGTCATTTAGTATTTATATGTTTATATGTAAAATTTATAAGGAATTTAACGAATCATCAAAACACACATATATAACCAAGTTTGTTAGCAGTAAATTCAATGCATTAAATACATTTTTTAATAACAAATTTAATAATGACAAGGCCAAAAAAGAGTTATTAGATGCGTTTTCAAAAGCACAACGTATTTATTTTTCTTTAATAAGATTTGTAAATATTTATAAAATGAAAAAATATCCAAAAGTGGTAACAGAAGACCTTTCAATGACGGCGTTAGATGTAAATAATAAAAATACATTTATATTAATTCAAAATAAATCAATTTATCTATTTGGTTTAAATGATTTAATAAGAATAATTGAAACGGCAATAAGTAATTCTCCAAGTTTTTTTCCAGACCCAACTTATCCAAAAAATCCATTTAATAACGAAGAACTAAGTGATGCAACATTATATAATATATATTTTAAAATGAAAGAGAGTGGTCGCGTAGTATCTACAATATTTCATTTATTTTTTTTATCAAATTTTAATAATGAATTGTTTGTAATAAATAATGAAGCGTTTCTAAGAGAATATTCTATTAAAAAATATGTGTTTACATCACCTGCGCTTTATTTGCATGATTCAATAGTTGAAATGATAAAAACAAATCCTTATACTAAAAAACTATTGATACATAATGATTTTCCCAAAGAGGAATTAGTAGAAATTTTTAGACCATTTCTGTATTACTATTGTATTGTAAACTATGATATTAGAGGAATCCATAAAATATCAAAATATAGAAAAGTGTTGTATTTAAAAATGAAAAAATTTTACGAATATAATAAATCATTTGGAAGAAGATACATTGAATTAGTGCCAATTCCTTTTAGTTTTTCTAGCCCATGTCTTGCCAATAATGTTAACTTATCTAATTTATTAGATACATCGGTTTCACAACAAAGTCAATCCGCATCTAATGCAGACCCGTTTGCAATAAATCGTTGCAAATATAAAAGGAAAGGAAAATTAGTGTTTAATAATAAACATATTAATTTTTATAATATTGATATTAAAGGTATGCATTTGAATGCGGCAGATATTTCAAATTTGTTAGATTATATTAATGTTATTGACAATTTAGACGAAGAGGAAGAAGAAGATGACGAATCAGATGATGAATCAGAGCAATCAATAGAAGAAGATGATGAATCAGAGCAAGAAGATGATGATGAATCAGCGCAAGAAGAATTAATGCAAAACAATGAAATATTAGTAGAAGAGGAATATGATGACTATGATGATAACGATGATGATGACGATGATTCTATTAGTTAAATTATTTACACCTTTGCACATTTAAAACGCCGATTTTGAAACACAAAATGATTTAAAGACATTATAATATTATAATTATATAATAATGTCAGAAACAAGTAATAATAAATGTGATTATACAAAATTCACAAAAGAAGAATACAATCAATGGATTAAAGATGGACAACCTATAAATTTATTAGTAACAACATGTAATATTACAAATAGTAATATTAATTCATTAAAGGGAATAGAAAATTTGGTCAATCTAACAACATTATATTGTGATAACAATCAATTAACATCATTAAATGGAATTGAAAATTTGGTCAATCTAACAACATTATGGTGTGGTAAAAATCATTTAACATCATTAAATGGAATTGAAAATTTGGTGAATCTAACAATATTACAGTGTGATCGCAATCAATTAACATCATTAAATGGAATTGAAAATTTGGTCAATCTAACACAATTATATTGTTATTCTAATCAATTAACATCATTAAATGGAATAGAAAATTTGGTAAATCTAAAAGAACTATATTGTGAATCTAATCATTTAACATCATTAAATGGAATAGAAAATTTGGTCAATCTAAAAAAGGTTGATTATAGTAATAATTTAATAGTTCATATCCCCCAAACCTTCTAATTGAAAATAGAAAACATGCTTATAATAATGCTATAGAAAAGGTTATAAAAGATATACCAAAAGAAAAATATGAAAATATATTTAAGGGAACATATAATAGAACAGAAAAATATGTAAAGAAACCATCAAATAGAACACGAAAACTAAAAAATTACCTGCCTTAAAATCGGCGTTTTAAATGTGCAAAGGTGTAAAACAATAAACTTAACTAACTTTAACTTAATTAGACCATTTTCGTCTAGTATTTTTAGAAGCAATTCGACCTCCTTTCTTTTTGGTGGATTTCCTGGGTTTTTTATTTTGCACTACTGGTTCAATTACAAAAGGTTGGTCTTCTGATATTGCTTTTGCTTCTTCTATTTCTTCCGGTATATCCAAAATATCAGGATTTTGCCCTACAATATTTCTTGATTCCTTAATTTTTGCATCTTTTTTAGGTGGTTTGCAAAATTTTTTGTCAAATATATTGTCTATAAAATATTCAATTGTATAATATGCTCTTATAGCATTTTGTAATTTATCTAGGCATGGAGTTTGAGGCAAATCTGATATATTTATTTGTGCACTTGCGGTTTCATTAATTATTAATTTAAATTCTGGCAATATCTTTTTTCCTGAATACATAGATGGTACAACAATAAATGCAAAATTATCCTTTTTAGAACTAGAACTAGATTGATAACAAACAAATTCATTTAATTTGCGATTAGTTTCTAACAAATCATAATCAGAAATGAAAAACGAAGGGATTTCGTATTTATTTAATAATACCCACAAATCAAAACTAACAGGAGTAAATTTTTCTGGCATTATCATTTCTTCAACATTATTCAATAGTTTGTTAGAATCAACTTGACCCTGACATTTTATAATATCAAGAATTTTATCCCGTCGTGCAAGATTAATACTGGTTTTAGCCTCAGTTTCATTTTCAGTAATAAATCGTCTATATTCACCTATTAAATCTTCTTTTATTGTGTTAATGGTAAGAGTTTTATTTTTGAATGTTTTAACCAAATCAATAATCAAATGTAATCCGCAAATTTTACTATCCTTGTAAATAATTTCTTTGTAATTTTTTGGGAAACATAATTTCCAATATTTATTTATAATTTTTTCTGGTTCACTAATATTACAATCTATAATTTGTTTAGGATTAATTACCTCATCTAAAGTAATATCTGAAGTGTATCTTTTAGAAATAATAGGCTCAGCATTGTCATATGTATTGTATTTTGCATAAATATTAATATCAGATGGTTTCATATTATCAAAAAATTCTTGAGTGAGCATATCTTGTAACACAATAATCTCATCATCGCGCAAGTTATATTTTATTTTACCAAATGATAAGTATGCTTGTGGTTTAAATATAAATGATTTTATTCTATTATAACGAATAAGCTCATCTGCCATTCGTCCAAAATAATATTCTTCGTTTGGCATGTCAGTTACCAAATTCTTTGAAGGGAATGAAATAATACATTTTCCATTTTTATTTGATATTTTACAAATTGACGTATCAGTTTCAATGCAATTATCCGCCTTATTTGCAATGCAACTTTGAATATCATCTTCGTTTATATTTTTATAATTAAAATCCTCAACAAATTCAACATTATCATTAACAAGCGTTTTCAATGATTTAATAACTTTTGTTAGTTTGTCTTTGTATAAAGCTGTCTTTTCTTTACATTCTTCCTGTATTTTTTTTCGTTGTTCACTATTAGAATAATCATTAAATAATATACGGATTGTATTTCTAAACACATTGTAGAAGTTTGTTTCTAATTGTATTCTCTTTATAAAATCCACACGACGACTATCAGCATTTGATGATGTTAGTGTATTTATATCTGCAACTAATGGCCCATCCGGTTTAATTTGCTTAGCCTTAGCTTTAGACTTAGCTTTAGACTTAGATTTTATATTTGCAACCAATGTATCATTACTTGTAATAATTTTTATATTATCAGTTATATGAGATATTTCTTTTGGTTTATTTATTTGAATAAATTGGTTAGTATTTGTTAAAAACCCTATTACTAAGGTTCCATCCATTTCACTATCAGCAACCTTGCAAAAATATCTATCATCAAAGCATTGCACTTTATCAATATTTGTTGGTTCTTCGTAATTATAATAATCTTTCAAAAATGCCAGTGTGTCTTCATATGATTGCCAAATATCATCCGTCATAAATACATAACCATATTTATCTAGAGTTTTGTCGTCTGGGCTTAACAATGTTAATGACGATGGATAGCAAGGAATAAAACCATGTTTGCCTTGTTTTGATGCATTTACACCAATTACCTTTCCTTGAAAATTTAACACTTGATATTTTACATTGTATCCTCTTTTGATTAGTTTTTTAATTAGGTCATCTAATAATGGGGGTGTTTTGAACCTGTATTCATTTGGTTGACTAGGTTCTGCACCACAATATTTATCTAATTGAGGTTTAATAATATCTTCAAAAACTTTCTTTAATTCACTAGGTAATTGTCTATCATATTCAGGTGAAAATGTTGTTTGGATTTTGGGCTTACCCTTATTGCCGGTACTATTATATAAATAAATTGGTTCAAACCAATTGTCTCTCTTAAGTAAAATAACACTATTTTTATGTGCATCATATCTATGCGCTGAATAATGGTTTGTTGGACAAGCCAAATCAATGTTATTTGTAATGTCATCTTCTGGCATCTCCAAAACAACAAGATTTAAACCTTTTTCAAATAACAGAGGATTAGGAATACAAATGATGTCCCATAAATACGTGTAATCAATGAAAATATTTTTATCTGTTAAAAAACGTTTGAAATTTTCATATGCTTCAACCACTTTTTCAAAAAATTCAAGGTCATAAGTTATATCCTCTTTTTCTGAATCTATAGTTGATTCTTTTTCATCAGGTTCAATTGATGGTTTTATTTTATACCATTTATTATTTTTCTTTGTCAAATCATCTATTTTTCTATATAATTCGGAATCTTTATAATCATCAATATTTACCTTTATTTTGCCAAATGATATATCATATGTATCATTTCTATTTACATTTATAATTACACCTTTATACCATTTGTCCAATCCACGATAATTGCATTCAATATGTTCTCCTTTTACAAATCGATTCGGGCCTTCCACTTCGACCTCTCTTTCTGTTAATCCTTCTTTTCTTAAATTTTCTGATTTTACTTGTTTTTCCATATCCAATTTAGGATTGGCAAATGATGTAATCAAATCTCCATTTTGATAAGTTATAAACTTGTCAATATCAATTGCATTAATTATAATTTTCTTCATTTGTTGTATTGTTGGCACCTCTGATGTAGAGTCTTTTATAAATTTTCTAATTAAAGGCACACTTTTTTTATTTTTACCTGGTTTGTCTGGGTCTGGAACTAAATATGTTTTATCATAAAACATTGTCATTGCTATGCAAGCAATAAATGATTGCTTAGGACTTTTTTCAACTCCATGGCGTAATAAACAATCATGGTCTGGTTTCAAGTTCATATTTGATTTGCTAATTTGACAATCAGAATTAACCTCATTTAAAAACTTTTGCACAACAATTGGCAAATATCCCCATCTATGTTCACCTAATGGATACTTTTCAGGGCCTTTTACATAACCCTCAACTTCTTTAATGCCAATTTCAATTGCTTCTTCTATTGCTTTTTCTGATTCAGATACTTCCATTTTTTTAGCTTTTTCACCTTGAATTTGTCCTTGGCCTTGACAAGTGTCTCTGCGATTTTTCATTTCAGGCGTTGACCAATTGCTATAACAACAAGGAATGCATGAACCATCTGGAGTTTTTTCTTTATGAAATCCAGGAAAATTCTCTGATTTTTCATCATAAAATTGATATACAAATTTATCCTTTGGCACATTTTTGGCTTTTTGTGGAATAATAGCATCTTCAATATTCTTTACTTTTGGTCCACATTTTCCTGCTAATATATCATCTGGGGTAACCATTGTATTTGTTAGTAAACACCAATAACGGGGGCAAGTAAAGAAATATTTACTATATTCAATAAATTCAGATTCCTTAACGGCTCCAGTTTTTTCATCTATATATTGTTCTGGATGGTCTTCGATTAATTTATCCTTTTCTTCCTTTGTTAAAATAATTGGTTGACGTCTTGATTGAAGAGATAATGGACACATTCTTGTATATAAATCCATCTTTTCATCTTTAGATTTAACAAATAATTGTGGCATTTTTTCTTCTATGCGCTTTGAAAATGGACTGGGGTTCTTTAAATTCATTCCAGTAATATCTAAAACTTTATTTATATTTGATTTTGGTGCAATTTTACCTTTTACGGCTGGAATTTTTGTTTCAGGGTTGTGTCTTAAAACATGCAATTTTGTTTTCTGTTTTTTAGCAGGTTCAATAGGTTCAATATCAAATAGCTCATCATCTGCTTTGCTTGCGTCTTCTATTGCTTGCGCTGATTCTTCTAATATATCAAATTCAACTTTTGATTTTTTAATTTCTTTTCTAATTTTTATTGGCGGTTTCATAGGTTCAGGTGAAGATTCAGGTGAAGATTCAGAAGGAGGAGGAGAAGGAGATGGAGATATAGAAGGAGATATAGAAGGAGATATAGAAGGAGATATAGAAGGCGATTTAGATGAAGAAAATGCTGGCAGATTGTCTGTTGGTGATTCTGGTTTAGGCGATTTAGGTTTAAGTAAGGACATTTTGTCAGAAGACACTTTTTTATCAGATTCGGATGCAATAACAAGTTCAGGTTTAGGCGAAGACATTTTGTCAGAAGATACTTCTTTGTCAGAAGATACTTCTTTGTCAGAAGATATTTCTTTGTCAGAAGATATTTCTTTGTCAGAAGATATTTCTTTGTCAGAAGATACTTCTTTGTCAGAAGATACTTCTTTGTCAGAAGATACTTCTTTGTCAGAAGATACTTCTTTGTCAGAACTGGATTCAGGTTTGGGACCAGGTCCAGGAGTAGGCGATGGTATTTCATCAGAGGATACTTCTTTATCGGAATCCGAAGACCCATCAGGACCTCTACCAATATCATCAGGACCTCTACCAATATCATCAGGACCTCCACCAATATCATCAGAACCAGATTCAAACCCTAACATATCTAACAAATCGTTAGAATTGCTACTAATGCTATCAGAATAAACTGCAGTTTCATTTTCAATATTGGGCACTTGATTATTATCATTAATAGAATGCTCAGACTGAGCCGTAATATCATCAAAATTTAAATCCTCAATTTCACCACCAGAACATAATTTATTTATAATAGAAGAATCTATTAATGTGCTGGATATATCCTGAGTAATTCTAACAAAAGTATCAATATAAACGGGAAAGGTGTATAAATAATACAAGTCTTTTAATCCATTAACCACAATTATTAATTCACTAGTAATTGAATTTAAAGTCATAATAGTTTTAAACCCGGGATTTTTCTTTATCATAATAGAGCGGCGCTTATTTGCACCACGAGTTGCCTCCAAATCGCGAATAACATTTATTAAAATATCGTTGGCTTTTTCTTCATTAATATCATAATTTTGTTGCAATTCAGATATAATATCATGCTGTTGAAATCCCTGGTCTATTTTTTCAATAATAAACGCAGTCTGACTATCTAATAATGTAAAATTTGAAACCCTTTTAAAACGCATATTTGCTCCTTTTTTAAAATCATCACTTTCTATTGTAAAAACACTAGATAAACATCCACTATATTGATTAATATTAATCGGATTAATAATAGAATAAACCATTTGATATGCAATGTCTCGTATTTCAATATTAGAACCTTCAATGGTTTTAAATAATGGTATTTCTAATCCACTTTGTTCAAAAAAAGGTTTAATTTGTTCAATTAGTTGATTTACAGCCAGTGCAATAATTTTGTCAATATGTTCAAATTTAGTTTCTTTGTCATTATTTAATAAAACAGGTTTATCAAATGGAACAAAAGAATAAACCGATATTTCCCCATTTTCATCAAATTCACAAACCATATAATATTCATTTTCTTGGTAAAATATTTTAGTATAAACAGCCACCGATTTTTTTCTGCCAATTAATTTTGTTAGTTTGATTATTGTAGATTTGTTTAAATATGGAATTTTTTGCCCATCTATTGTTAGTTTGTCTGTGTATAATCTATAAATATTCTCTTGTCTTGCTTCTGGATTATATTTAATAAGAGGATAATCGAATGTTGCATGTAATAACTTGAAAATAACATCAATTGGTATTTTTATTTTATAATCAGGATACATAACAATTTTAATATTATTTATCCCAGTTTTAGCTGCATTGGCTGAGAATACATCCGATGGCTGTTTATATTTATATACATCATAAAACATATTAATATTTTCAAATATATGTTCAGCATTTTTTGTTAGTTTGGCAGATGTATCATGTATTAATTGTTCTCTTTTTGCGTCAAGTTTTGCAATTGTATCAATATTTGCTTTATATAAAAATGGGAAATAAATTTTGCTGGCATATTCAGTTGATAATTTGCGAGGTTCAAATGCTTTAAATACATCTTCAGCCAAACATAAATACAAAGTGTTATCATGAATAACTTCGTTTTCTAATAACAAATTATTATTTAAAGAGGAGAGCTCTTTTCTTGAACGTTCTAACAAATTGTCATATTCAGTTACATAGAATGGGTCAACAATAAACGGATATTCATCATCGGAAAAAACAAATTTTTGTCCCAATGCTTTTGCAATAAAATAATCACGTTCTACCAAATTCAATCGTAAAATGTCGTCAAATGAATATAAGGATTTAACAGGCAGTTCAAAATCAATTGGACTAACATCTTCACCATAAATATTGCTTATCATTTGGCTAAGGCGCACTTTGGTTAAGGGATTGCGGTCTCTTTGAGTTAAATTTTGATACAAAGTTATAGGGTTAATTTTTTCAGCTTTTAAACAAAACAAATAAATTTCATCCATTGATACACTTCTTCCAATTGCCTCAAATACCTTAAGTTTTACAACACCTATACTATCATCAATATGAATTGATTGATTTGTAAAAGTAACTGGGATGTTATTACTTGATATATTTGTTAGTTCATCTTTGGAAAAGATATCTTTAATTGGACTATATTTTTTGAGGTTTTTCTTGGAGCTCTTTATAAATTCATTAAATAATGTAGTGGGGTTTGGTATTTCTAAATTGGTTCCCCAAAATACTATAATGCTTTCTATTTTATCCTTACCCTTACCTATTAATTTATTTACCTTAATTATTGGACTAGACAATGACATTATATTATATATTAATATGTTATTATTTTATATATATTTACGGAAAGTCCTTATATTAAATAATAAAAATTATTTGTAAAACCCCTTACTTCAAGTCATATAAGGGATTGTCTGTAATATCCATGCCACAATAAGGTTCTGGATTATTCTTATAATCAACTGGCTTGTATATTTTTGCATCTTTCGCGTTTTCCAATAAGAATTTGAAGTTTTGCCAAAAAATTTGCTTGTGACCTTCAGATTTTGTCATAATATGCGCCAGTTCATGGATTGCAACAAATGTCAATGTATTAATATCAATCAATTTGCCTTCATCTTTTTTTTTATTCAAGCAAAAAGCAAGTTTTTCACCTTTATTTTCACTATATGCAGTGAATTCGCTTGTGGGCAATGTTTCTGAAATTTTTGTTGGATTGAATTTTTGTACAAGACGTTGTACATCTTCATCTTCTGGATATTTTTTGCCGACATATGCAACCAAATCTTTGCAATTTTGCGTGACTTTTGCCAACAAATCTGCAGCAATTTGCAGCTTGGCGCGTTCTCGAACGCAATATTTTTCACCATCAACATCAGATATAATACATTTTAAATTATAAGCATCAGAATCTTTATAAATTCTGAAACAAATGAGTAAAACAAATCCTAAAACGATGTAAAATAATATATTTTGTTTATCAAAGCCGAACATCTATATATTGCATATATTTTTTCAAATCAAAGATTATTAATTAAATATCAATGTAATATTTAATTAGTTTGTTTGTTTGTTAACTTAATAAATTGTTAAGTTGAAAAATTATTGTCCACCTTGACCAATCTCCAAAGGAGGTCTCATGAAGTCGGGAGTAATCGTGGACATATTCCACGGACCAACAGACATCTGAGGAATGACCGGGTCAGAACGCTCTTGCAAGTTGGCATTTCTCAAACTTTGACCAACTGTGTCAATGCCAATTTGATAACCAGCCTTCAAGAAATTAATATTGCCAATTTCACCTTGACCAACGGGGTTTAATTGGGCCCATTGGCTGTTAGTATCCTTGGGCAACAAGTCGGCAGGATTTGTACTCGCGCCACAAGAACTATTGGGCATCATTTGCTGACCAGAAGAACCACCAACAGCAGCAAATACCTCGTTGTTACCTTCTATGGAATCTTGCACTTGACTTTGTTGTTGAGGACCAGTGGAAGAAGAACCTTTGCCATTCTTATAAGCTTTGTTGTTATTGTTAGTTTGACCTTCATAACCGCTCGAGCCCTTGGACATAAAATATTTATACAACATAGAAATGACGTACAATCCTATAATGGCAAGTAAAATACCGCCAACACCATAATCATTCCAGAGTTTTTTTAGTGAGACACTCATTATATAAAATTAAGGATAAAATATTTTTGTAATTATTAATTAATTAAATTTAATTAATTAATTGTTAGTATATCTTGTAAAATGAAAACTTATAAAGTTTCCTAGATGTTTACAAAAACAAATTAATAATTGTTATTTTCATTTTCGTTTTCATAATCAAAATCACTATCATCGTCCTCATCATCAATATTATCCAACATGTAAGTATTCTTAATGTTTTTGGCTTCTAAATAAGCCTCCATTGCAATTTTTTTACATTCCTTCGCCTTATCTCTTGCCTTTTTATAAATTTCATAATATACTTGATTTGGTTTTTTAAGTGTAAAACTTTCTAAACTATTTACTAAACTAGAACTTAAATCCACTTCTGTCAAAATATTTGAATCGTCTTTTGTTTCCTCAAAATTTAAATCCTCTATTTCTAAAAACACATTCTCATTTGAATTCGTTTTATTGGGTTCTTCTACACTTGTATTATTATGATTCATCTTTGAGTTAATATTTATTTCTAAATCTTTTTTGTCTGCATTTATTGCAATTGCATTTGATAATTCATTAGCAGTGTCTTTTATAAAATCGTCTAAATCATTTACATTTAAAACATTTTCCTTTGTATTATTGTTTTTGTTGTTATCATTGGTATTGTTATCATTAGTATTGTTATTATTATCATCATCATTATCAATATTGTCATCATTATCATCATTGTTATCATCTAAATTAATTGTCATTGGTATAGGCATTGTCAAAGGCATTGACATAGGCATTGTCAAAGGCATAGATGTGGTTTGTTTTTTAACAGGTTTTTTAATAAAACATTCGTCTAAAAATGGGTCAGGACTTACCATCATAGCCTGCTTAAGTTCAATTTCAATTTGAAAGTTTCGAGATGTAAATTTAATGCCTTGTATTTCTAAAATAGATATTATATTCTTTTCAACATTAATATCTTCTATTTTTATGCTCTCATCAGCCTCATTATATATTTTAATATTAGGCTTTACATTTACTCTTAATAAATAATATTTTCCAGATTTATAAATTTTAAATGGAGATGTAAATGCAGTCTCAATATCATCCTTCTCTAGGCTCGTCTGAAACCATGCAGCGCCTTTATTGTGAATTAACTCCTGACATTTGGTCTCTAAATTTTCAATCCAATTAATAAATATGGTGTCGTTGTTATCAAACATGAGGTCAGCAAATAATTTCTTACCACTTTTAACAAAACCCTGCTTTGTTAAAGATTTGGGCGTTTGTAAATATAATGCCTTATTATTATTCAGTATTTTAGTGAAATATGCACCACCTGCTAAAGTGGAAGGTGGTCCTAAATATATTTTGGAAAAGTCATAATCCATCGTTGGTTCAATAATGTCATCCATTTTAATCTTATTGGAATAAGAGAAAATTTAAATAATAATAACACGCAAAAAATCCAAAATAATTTTATAATAATTTTATAGAAATACCAATGAAAGATTCTTTAATGAAACAATGTTTAGACATCTTAAAAACAGAAGATGTTCGAAATGAGATTAAAATTATATTTTCACCCGTAACAGACCTTATATTATATGAAATTTATCCATATATCTATATAATCATATTTTTAGTGCTTTTGATATTTATTTTAATTTTAGCAATATTAATTATTTTAATTACATTATTGCGTAATAAATCATTTATTAATACTATTCAAAAGTTATAATTTTTTCTTATGTCAATATATAATATAATGGCAAAAGGCGGAAAACGACATAGAAAAACACAAAAAGGCGGACTTGCTCCTCCAAGTGCCTGGGGGTCTGTTTTAAATAACTACGGAACCGGCATTCAGCAATTTTGGCGTACATTTACTGCTCAACCGGGCGCAGATGCAGGAGCCGTTAATAGTAATCAAATTACTCGAATTGGACATCCAAATGATAATAATCCTCCTTCTTCATTGATGGGAAAGCAATCAGGTGGTAAGAAGAGTAGAAAGGGAAGAGGAAAAGGAAAGAAGGGAGGGTTTTTAGGAATAGGTGCTGTTTTAGAACAAGCAGTGGTTCCGTTTGGACTTTTGGGCATGCAACAATCTTATGGAAAGAGTAAAAGTTCAAGGCGTTCGGGTCACATGAAAACCAGACGTCATTAAACATTAAACAATAATAATATAATTTATATAATTCAGTTATAAATTGTATAGAGTGTAAAGTGTAAAGTTTAATTTATAATTTATTTTTATTTTATTATATTATATTTTTAATGAGTTTTGAACAACAAGTGCAACAATGGGTTACAATTGATAATCAAATGAAGTTATTAAATGATAGAATGAAGGAATTGCGTGATAAAAAAAATACATTGAGTGAGAATATTAATGCACATATTGAAACTAGTAATTTATCAAATTCATCTCTTAAATTAAGCGATGGACAGCTAAAATTTGTAAAAGTTAAGGACACGCAACAACTAACATTTAAATATTTAGAGACATGTTTGCATGAGATTATTAAAAATGAGGAGCAAGTAAATAAGATTGTTGAATATGTTAAAAATAAAAGGGAAGTTAAATATGTGTCTGAAATAAAGCGATTATATAGCAATTAATTTATATCAAATTAATGTATAACAACAATGTCAAAATTTAATTATAATAATTATAAACCGGAATTTACAGATGATGATTTTTTATTTTATAAAAACGGAGATGTAATTATGAGTGGAGGATATAGTATTGACTCGTTGCTATTAAAAGAAGGAATAAGTCCAATGCAAACCTTCAATTCATTAGAAAATGGCGGTAATCTAATTGGTGGCAATAAACCAAGCAATATTTTTGAAAATTTAGCAGTTCCTGCAGGGTTATTATTTATTAATAAAAAAAATATAGGGTCTTACTCAAGTTTAAGTGATTATAAAGAGACAAAAATGTTGCCTGATAATATTTTTGATGAATTTATGAGCATGATAGAAATGGATAAACGAAAAAGGAAGAAAACTAGAAGAAATGATGTTATTTCTAGTAAAAAGAAAACGCGCAAAATGTAAATAACTATTAAGTATTAAACGCAATATTTATAATATTAATTAGTATAAATATATCAAATGCTTGTTACAGCAAATAATAATATAAATAGTAATGAGTATAAAAAAAGATTAAGGAGTTATAAATCAGAAGTAAAAATAGAAACGCTTTCTGAAAACATTATAATTCATAATACCGAACCAGATTGTTTAATTTGCTTTGAATCATCTCAACAAACTAACAAATTAATTAAAATGAAAGATTTTGTTTTGGTCGATTCATCGCATTGTAAATGTAATGGAAATTTTCATATTAAATGTTTGCTAGATTGGATTAATGTATCAAAATCATGTCCAATTTGCAGGTCAATAATTACTATAGATATTAATTTGTTAAAACAAATGAACTTAAATTATAAATACAATAATGCAATTAAACAATGCAAAGAACATATTAAATTCTTTTTTAACATGTGTTATGGAGTATTAATGATTATGACTAAATATATGATGTTAATTTATTCAGTTAATATATTTATTTCAATTATGAAAGCATTATTTGAATTATCATTAAAAAAAGCCCAGTAAATAATAAACACCTAAATTTATTATTTATTATTATTATTATTGTTATTAATTATTATATTTTACTCCAATTACTACTATTAAATGGTGAAACCAAAATGCCAGTCAATTTATCCTTCCAGTATTTTACGCGTTTTTCCATAGCAATATCCTTTAGTGTTTTAGGATAAAGTTGCCTTGATGCCATTATATCTTCTTCCTCTGGTGTCATTTGTGGCTTGTAACCATAACAATTTACGCCAAATTTTACAGCAGGATTTTGAATAAATCCCCCATTTACACCAGGTCTACCACAATCGTTCTCATGACCTTCAATTGTCTGCAATTTATCCCATGTCTTCTGTTGTGTAGGATACAAAGCCATTTGACCTTCAGACCATCCATAGTTGCACCATTCAGCTCCGTCTTCATAAGCATCTTCAATTTCTTTATATGTAGCCAATCTTGAACCATAAGCGGTGCATAATGCCTTTGCATCCGGATAAACGTATTTATTCCCAGGAATATTAAATACTTGAGGCGCTCTAACAATTTCAGGAACTGCACTTGAAGACGATAATGCAGCGGATGGGTCAATCGTAATATCAACTTCAGGACTGCCTGTGAATATATTTTTAATCTTTGCAATAATGTCAACGCCAAAGAAATATTGGAGACCATTTATTAACATTAAAACTAAAAATATTGATATTATAAATATGCTAATTGTTTTAGAGCCGGCGCCAGTTTCAGACGTGTCAGACGAACTAGAACTAAATAAGTTAAATGATGAACTACTTGAGCCACTTGAATCGGACTCTCCTAAAGAAAAAAATATAGATATATATACCACTAGAACAATAACTATAATTACAATAATGCTAGGATTTGAAAGTATTCCATTTAGATAATCATAAATATTTGTAGAAACAGCGCCTAAACTTGTACTAACTGTGTTATAAGATTCGTCCATTATAATATATATAAATCAGATTTTTAATTAACTAGACCCTTTAATTCGATACTTGATTTTATTGGCCTTTTTCTATAAAAAAAACAATATGCCTTTGGGCTTATAATTTGGCTTGGCAATGCAACCTGTGCTACACTAGTGTCATTATAATGATACCATTTACCATTTGAGTTCTTTACAAATGAAGTGTAATGACCACCTTGCGCTACACCACTATGATTGCAAACGCCATACAAATCATAAATATAATTGTCTTTGTTGTAGCCAATGACATATTTTGATAAATTTAATTCTTCTAAAGGAAAATCAACTAATATCTGATTTTTTCTATTGGAAGAATTAAATCTCTTAATGTCTATAACTAATACATTAGGAAAACTCCAAAACATCATTTGTTTTTTTGCCACCTCTTTTTTCCCAGTTTTTTCATTAAATACTTCATTGCCATTATCCATTATTTCACCTTCTGCATACAAATCAAAGCAATCTAAAAGTGTAGGTGATTTATTTTCTAGAGGAATAGGAAGGTCTAAAATAAAATAAGGTTCCGGTGTAATACTTATAACTTCGTTGTTTGAAACTGATGAAATTTGCGACACTTGAATTCCATAAAAAATATTCCATATTTCGGAATAATCTTTTGAATACATCTGTTTGGTTCGCTCTAGACATACTAATGCAACTTTATCACGTTCATTTGCGATTTCACCATGAATGCTCATATTTACCTCTCTTGAAAGAGCATTATGAAAACAATCTATTACAAATATAAGAAATTCAGGTAAATCATTTTGTGAATATCCGGTAAATAATTCCCGTTCTTTCAATTGTGCTAATTTTTGCACAGTTTTCACAAATTTAAATGGAGAAACAATGCAGTTTTCATTCCATAATAATTTTCTAAGTTCATCCCATTCTATAAGAAGAGCAGAATCAATCTTATTATTTAATCGTTTTTTATATGTTTCTAAATTTAATAAATCATTTAATTCATATGTGTGAGACAATACTTGCATGCATGAATTTAGAAAACACGTATTGCCTAAATTAGCTAGACCTGATAAACCTTTATTATTATATTTTTCAAAACTCATTTAAGTTAATAATTAATTATATAACAATACATTTAAACACATTTCATATAATATATTATAAATTTATAACAATGGCAAATCCAAATTTTACACCAGACCAGCATAGAATGTTAGATATATATGTTTCACAATACAACCAAATAAGTTCTCAAATTACTACATTGTATCAAACTTTAGATAATATCCGAAATAATATAAATTATATGTATATGTTTGCAAATACTCGCGAGAATTCAAATACTTATAACTCTAATTTTAGAAATACAAATGCAAATAGAAATAGAAATAGAAATAATAGGGAAAATAATCATTCTGTGTTTTATGATTTTGAAAATCCAATAAACCCAAATATTTATTTGGATAATTTGTCTAATTATCAGAACCTTGGACTCAGACAACCCATTTCTAACACAAGACAAAATACGAATGCGAGACAAAATACAAATGCAAGACAAAATACAAATGAAACACAAAATACGAATGATTGGTCTAGTCTACTTTCAACCTTTTTAAATTCTAACATAATTGTTAGACCTACAATTCAACAAATTGAAAATGCATCAAGACTTGTTAGATATAATGAAATACAATCACCAAATTCGGAGGCTTGTGCCATTTCACTAGAAAGATTTAATGGCACTGACAATGTAAGACAAATAAATTATTGTGGTCATATATTTCTTCCTACTGAGTTTAATGAATGGTTTCAAAGTAATGTAAGATGTCCGGTTTGTAGGTTTGATATAAGAAATTCAGCAACGACAGAGGCTGCGACTAATGTCCTTCCTACACCGGATGTAGGAGAGATTTCGGCGCCTAATCCAGAAACTAATGCTGATGTAGGCGCCGCTGCAAATGCTTCTGTAAATTTAGCCAATGAAAATATCTCAAATGTTAATGTCATTCGAAACCCACAAACTAACATAATTGACCAGATTTCTTTTGATATGTCAAATAATGCAATTACAAGTGATATAATTGACACATTATCAAATCGTCTGTTTCAAACATTGCTTAATCCAAATGCAACTAACAATAATAATGACCTTTTTGTTTATGACCCTTCTAACAATATATTAATGTATGAAACTATTATTAGACCTAATATTCCAAATAATGGTAACAATAATGGTAACAATAATGGTAACAATAATATTCAAAGATAATATATTTAAAACAATATAAAGATAAAACCAATTATAATGTATACAATGTCGAAAACACAAATGCAAACACAAAAGCGCTCTGGTTACAAGTGGTCGGTTAATGAATGTTTAAGATTAGAGAGAGAATATGATTTATTGAAGTTATCAGTGTCTGAGATTGCTTTGCTACATGAGCGAAGCGAGGATGCTATTATGTATAAGCTAGACCAAGAAGGCATTGCTGATTATAATCATCTCTATGTTAAACAGAACCCGACTATGTTTTTAAAGGAGCAAGACGAAGATTCAGATTCAGATGAGGAAGAGAAGGATTCGGATGACTCTAGTAATTACGAGGGTTCTGATGAGGAACAAGATGATGAGCAGGAGGAACAAGAAGAGGAAGAGGAGAAGTATAATGCATACAATTTGAAGCAACAGGTGCAAATTCTTACTAAACAATTGGCCAACCTTACTGCAATTGTGTATAAGTCATTTTTAGGAAGGGGTAAGAGTACTGAGGTCGAGGCTACTTTCCATTAAAAAAAATATTGTTTATTATTATTAATTAAATATTTATTAAATTTTTTATGTATAAGAATTTAATAAATTACTTTTTATTTTTTACTCTTTCCAAAGAAATTCATCACACTTTGATTTCCTTCTTTTGCATTATTTGTTTCCCTCAAATACTTATCAAATATCAATGTTTTTACCTCCTTGTCTCTAAGTTTTGCCAACTTGTCTTCACATTTCTTATTATCTTCTATTGTCTTTCTTACTTCTATAATTTCCTTCTTGAATTTAATAATCTTTGCACTTTTATTTTGCATTGTCCATATATCATCCAATACCAATCCAAACAACTGAAGCAGTGGTTTCATTATTTGGTTTGTTATATAAAACGAATAATCTATTTGCAAATTATTGTCTTTTATAAAGGTTGGCGTCTCTATCTTTTCACCTTGTAACGCCTTCTTATTCGGATTGACTATATAAACAAATGGAACTCTATCGCCTGATGTTGGTTTATTACCTGGCTCTCTTGCTCCAATTCTATCTGCTAAAACCTTGTGTGCAATCTGCTGCGGGTTTTTATAGAACGAACGCAATGATTTTGTAATAATTAGTTTATCAATTGGCACATTTCCGTCTACCAATTCTTGCAAACATTTGTCTACATAATCAATTGCCTTTTTAATGTCTCTTTCCTTCATAAGAATATCTATTACACCACCATATACATCTTTTACAATTGGCGCATTGTCACGTCTCTTTAAGACAATACCCATTTCCTTTCTCTTACCTTTCTTTGGGTCATGTTCATACAAGATGCCAACATAACGCTTCTTTGATAACAAACAGAAGGGTAAGAATGTCTTCTCGTATTCAAAATCATGTGGTTGCTTCAAGAACTTGGAGACGTTATGACATGCTTCTTGTGCAATTTCAATGGACAATTCAAGCGCCTTTTGACCTATAATTTTTTCGCCAGTTTCATTATCTTGCACATTGAATGTGAAGAATACTGAGTCTGTATCTCCGTAAACATACTCGGCTTTGGTCTTAACTTTTCCATGTTTTGTCTCAACAATCGCGTCTCCGTAACATTCTTCTACAACGCGTTTTGCATACGTAAGCAATAAGCGTCCAGTCGCAGTCGTTGACGCAGCAATATCAGGCTCATAAAACGTGCTCGTTTTGGCGCCTAACTGACCATATAATGAATTGGCTGTTACTTTATAAGCCAATTGACGCTTATCTAAAACATTCTTAATAAAATCATCCTTTTCCAAAGGCATCAACTTACGCGTATCCTTACGCGCTTTCAACAATTCCTGTAAAATAGATGGCATAATTGCTTTTTCTAAGACTTTAGTCGAATCATCGATTGTCTCTAATGGTTGCGCAAATCGACACAATTTATATCCTGAACGCACTTTTTCAAATCGCGCTTTTGCGTTCTTTCTAATATATCTAAATGTATCAAATTTTATATCCACATATTCATAACCAGGTAGATTATCATATAAATATTCCTTTTGGTCATTCTTTTGTCCAGTTTCTGTGACCAAATTGCCTGCCAAATCATAAATTTTTGTCCATACTTTACTACTAGGACATAAATTCTCTGACAACATTGAACTTGGATATAATGATGCAAAGTCGCCGACTGCAATTGGATTATCTAAATATAACCCGCATTTTGGCTCTAAAACAATGGCGCCTTCAAAACCATCATTTTTTGAACCTTTATTAATGACAGGCATTAATACACCCTTTTCTCTGCACTTCTTTGCAACATAACTTGTCAACTTAATGCCTTGACCTCTGAAAATTAAGAAACTCATTGGAACGCTACATAACTTTGCCATCTCTACCAAATCTGTAACCACATCCACCTTTGCAAACAAATGCTGCACTAAATTGCAATCCTGAATACAATACTTCGCAATAACTGCTCGCGCCGTTGGGCCTTCATTTGTCATTCTGAATATATCTTTGGGTGACACATCATCCTTTGCTAGACCCCACTTGACGGACTTGGCCTTTGGATTCTCATGTCCTTCAACTTCAAACCAACCTTCGGATTTATTTACTTGTGTAACTATAAACTTTGCCCCATCTTTGTAATAATCCGATGAATGATTTATTTCCTCAAAATGTATATAACTTTCCACTTGCAGCCCAGTCATGTTAGTTGTCGAAATTCGAGTATTACCTGACTCTAATTGTTCTAACTTATTCACATAATCGCCAATAAAATGGCCGCCTACATAATCCAGTTTATATGAAGTTAAGTTCTCAGTTCTCCTGAACCAATTCAACATATCAACCTGCAGGCGACCATTCATCTTAATAATTGACAAATCATATGTTCCAGACGCCAATGTAATACTACTCTTATCTATTTCCATCTTTTGCGTTTTGTAATCAATTGTTGCACATAATTCATCTTTATTTCGCGATAATCTTAGGAATTCCTCAACACAACCCAACTCTTGTGACCTACGAAACATAAACTCATAATCAAAACTAAATATATTATAACCAATTACAATATCGGGATTCTCACGCTGAACCAAACTTGTCCAGGCATTTAGAACCTCCTTTTCCGAATTATAAGTCTCTATTTGTGAATTATCAACCTTTCCTTCTAATGAATCACATGAATTTAACGCAATGCAGTGGTTAAGGTAAGGTTCTTTCTCACCATATCTAACAAAGGTTGAACCAATAAATGTTACTTTATCGCCTTCTAATGGTGGGAAATTGTTGCGCAATGATAATATAAGCTCAGTTATTTTACCTTCACGTTCAAACTTCTTATCACATAATATATCCACAATTGTCGATTGTTTGTTTTTGTATGATTCTGTTGTAAAGACCTTGAAATACTTTGGCTCTTCACTTTCTTCTATATCTGCGTCAGAATCCGACGCATTGTCATCATTATCATTATCATTATCATTATCATCTTCTGGTTTATCTTCTGTTTTATCCTTTGTTATAAATGCCTTGTTTGCATTTTCAAATAATGTCTCTATTAAATGGTCTTCATTGTTAGTCTGTCTATCTCTAATCTTTGTTTTTAACCATTCCTCAATTCTTGGCTCTAATTCAGCAGCCGTTAAGGGTTTGCCTTTGGGATATACTAAATCAATCTGTGACATAGGATTCTGAGAATGATTGAATGCAGTTTTAATCATATTAGACAAAAGTGTCTTACATGATTCAGTTGTAAATTCTGTTGAAGATTTGGCAAAATAATCAACTATATTTGTTGCTAGTTTTTTATACGATTTGATTGGGACTGGAAAGTCGCCATGACTACTGCTGGCTTCAATATCAAAACTCATGATTTTATAAGGAACGCGCGTTTCCTTGTCATTCAACGGAATTATATTTTTGTAACCAACTACAAATTCAAAGTCGCAACTTGTCGTCTTATTGGAGCCTTTTATTTCAATGGTCTTTTTACAAGGCAATGCAACCCAACCTGACGGACTAATCTCCCGCAAATGGAAGAATCGAAGTAGAGGAGGAATGTTTGCTTCATATAATTCAACATGACAATCTTTGAACCAGTAGCCTTGTGGCAATAATGTGCGCTCCTTTTCACCATCATCATTGATACTATCTTTATACCAGAAATTCTTGACCTTATTATATGCAGGCACATTTGCAAACTTAATCATAATAAAACGATGTAACTTGCCTGCATCAAATTCATATAATTTCTTTTTTTCAATTAACTTACACTCTACAATGGAGTTCTCGTAATACTTTCCGACTTTTGCCTTTAAATGCGTTGTAAACTGGTCCTTGACACTTTTAGACCATTTGTCGCCCACTTTCAAGTAGAAGAAAGGTTGGTAATCTTCAACTAATATAGATGCTTTTTCACCTTGCTCATTGATGCCAAACATTTGTATTGCAAATGTTGCATTGTCTTTATTGAAACCGCCGTTGTCTTCATCAGAGTCTTCTTTAGGACCCTTGCTGTTATACACGTTGAATTCAAATAATTTAAAAGTTCTGTCTAATGCTGTTGCCATTTTATTCTTTTATTTATAATTATAAATTCTTGTTTTATTTTTAATTCAATTTTTATTGGGTTTTACTTTTGAAATAATGGGTACACGATTTGTTATTTTAAAAGGAAAATAATCATCAACACTATTTAATGATCTCCAAATAATAAATTCTAAATAGTTTGAAGGACTTCCGGTTTTTCCATATTTTATGCATTCTGATTTTTTCTTGAAACAATCTACTATTTTTTTTTCAGATAATTTTTCATTGGGATGATGAACAATAAGAGGAATATAAAATTTATCTGGAATTTCATTTACATATTCAACGTTTGGATAAAATGCTTTAATTACAGCCACCACCCTTCTGTTATCTTTTAATTGAAATTTATCCATTTTCTTCAAATATATAGCTTTTGGAACCTTGTGGTTAAGAAAACTAATTTGATTAGTGTTTTTATAGTGTTGTTTAATGTGTTTAGAATAATCACTTATACTTTCACCATTAGATAAATTTTTATATACTTTACTTTGTGAAAATATTACTTTGTTTAATGGAACGTGCATGTATAAGGGATATGTGTCAGTTAGATTATTTAAAATTTCTTGGTTATATGGAATAAATTCTTTTTTATTAAAATACCATATGCAGTAAATTATTATTAAAATTGTTAAAATATATACATATATATATAATTTATTTTTCATTTATATATACGTATTAGAATAATTTTGTAGCATTTATAGGCTAAAATTCATATACATTTGATTTCCCACTTTTTTAATATTTTTCTTCGTTCTTGGCTTTCTAATCCTTTTTGGTTTATTCTCCTTTGTTTGCTTTCCACCTCCTCTTAGTTTGGTTGCTAATGCTGTCGTTGTAACAGGTGTTGTTGTTAATGTTGCCGTTGTAACAGGCGTTGTTGCTAATGTTGCCGTTGCTTCAGGTAACGTATTGTTAATTTTTGTCATTTCCACGCCTGTATTTGTTGCAGCGCCTTCCAAATTTGAAACTTGACTGGTTGCAGCACTAGTTGCAGCGCCTGCCACCTTATTACCTTCTTCTTCAATTACTTCTTTTATAATATTTGGTAATGTTGTAGTTACATCTGCCACTTCTTTTGTAAGTTCAGTACCAGTCTTAGTTACAATTCTAGTAATACCACCTAATCCAAAATAAGTGAAACCTCCAACTAATGCTATTAATGCCGAATTAAGTCCTGTAACAATCCATAAACCCAAAGTAGACATATTATTTACTATATAATAAATATATTAAATAATTTATTAAATTACATTCTTCGTCTTTTATAAATTGCCTTAGACTGATTATGTTTTTTTGAAGATTTATTTTTGTAATGTTTCCTAGTTCCTTTATGTCTTTTGTTAGTTTTAGTTTTTGTTTTCTTATGTAGAATATGACTATTGCTATCACTTTCTATCAATTCCATTTTAGACACATTGCCTTCAATCCAATTCATAAAACAATCCGTATTGCGTGACTTATCATTAATAGAACTTTCCTCAAATTTCTCTATTTTATTGCCATTTTGCGAAACATAAATTATTGTTGGGAAACTATTTGGCTGCGGTATTTTATGAATTAAGTGAGTAACATCTTTATTTATGTCAGCAACAACTAATTTATGATTTTTTGAATATTGATACCCTAAAGTCTTTTCTAATGCAGCCCATTCAGGACGTGTTGCATTACAAGGTCCACACCCTTCCATATAAATAAGCATAAACACATGAGAGCCATTATCAATATGTTTATTTAGTTTAGCAACTGCTGCTGCATTATTAACGTGCAATATATACATTCTATAATATATGCAAATAAATAAAGGTGGAAAATATTATGTTAATTATATATATATTAATGTCAACAAATAATACTATATTAACAATATTAATCATAATTGTATTTTTAGGTAGTTTGTATTTTTATTTATATACCGACACTTCTAAATTGTATGTTAGAGAAGGTTTAACAAGCATGAATGGTGAGAATCGTTGTCCTAATATTTTAATACAAAAGGGACCAAAATATTATTTATATAATTCAAATATTGCTCAGGTTCCAGGAGTAAATCCTATTGAGTTTAATAATTTAGAAGAATATACAGAGTTTTTGGATTGGCAACGCGGCGCTGGAATTAGATGTCCAGTTTTGTATGTTCAAAATACATATGACATCCAAGGCAATCGGGTTTACAAAGTTAGACCAAGTACTACTGAACCTCAAGGAGGCTTGCCTCCTACAACTCCCGTGCCGTTGCCACTGAAATTTACAAAACTTGTAGATGCAACTCGGTCAGACGGGGTGTATAACAAAAATGGGTATCCGGCATTTGACCAATCGTCATATTATGTAGGCGCGTTAACACCTTTAGACCAAATAAAGAATTCGGATGCCAATTTGTTATATAGTGATAATGCCATGGACCCAAATTGGGGTGGAACTAAATATACAGATGCTTTAGTAGATGCCGGTTATTATAAAGGCAATGAAGTGAATATTTTTGTTCCTTAAATATTTTAATAATAAACAATAAATAATATGTTAATTCACATATTATTTATTTTTCATTTCAATGCTATAATGCTCTCAATTATTACTTACCCAAGTTGGCAACCACGTCATTTAAAGATTGCTTTGAATTAAATAAAGTATTTAACTCGCCTAATTTGCTCATAATGACATCTGGCGTGTCGTCTGGATAAATTGAATTCATTTTCATGACCATCATTTTATTAATAATATCATGCAATGTAACACCAGTTTGCTCATAATTTTTTTTATATTCGGGGTTAGTGGCTAAAACCTTGTTGCCTAAGAATTCATGTTTTTCAGTTAATTTGTCTAAATGTGTTTTAGATTTGCTTGCTAATGTGTCTTCTGCCATATTTGTTAGTCCTTCTTTCTTTTTGGGTTTATCTGTAACATAACCATTTATCATTATTATTATTAAGATAATGCCAAAAATACCTAAATAAATAAAATTGTTCTCCTTCATTTATATATATTAGTTTTTATTTCCTAGATATTTTACAATAGTTGCAATTGCCGTTTTACTTATTTTTCTAGTTTTTCCTTTGGCATCAGTTGTACATATATTATTTAAACATTGTGGGTCATCTTGAATGCATTTAACAAGGTTTGGTAAATACTTGAATTTTTCCATAATTGTTAGTGCAGTTACTGAACTGATGCCTGGAATTTGACACAACATTATTTCGCCAATGTTATCTTCGGTTATATTATCTTTCTTAACTTTTTTAATTACTGAGCAATAATCTTTGCTAGAATTTGCATTAGAGGTTTCATCTGCATTTTCTTCCGAATTTATTGCAATACTTGATTCAGATACTGATAACAAATTTTGGCTAAAATATGGTTGTTTATTTGTATCTTTGCCTATTTTATAGGCCATATTGCATAAAATGAACGCAGTCTCATCCATGCTTGTGGAACGCATTAGCGAAAACCCCTTGTAATAGTTAATTGAAAACATTGCCGAATAAAGTGTCTGTTTATCTATTCGCTCCTTAAATGAATTGAATTTTGATAAATCTCCTTCAATTAAATAGACAATATTGTGATTATGGTGCGGCAACCCATTGAGTCGATATGATTGCTCTTCATAGCGACCATCTTTTATACTTGCAGCCAAATCTGATAACGATTTGCGTTCCACTATAACATTATCGATTAGGCCATTGTTGATAATAATATCGCCTAAAGGCAACGGACAAATTTCAATCTTTAAATCCTTGAATGCCGGCACAGCAACTAACAAATTTTCACACTTCTTAATCAGTTCATGTTCTCTTGTATCGATTTTAATAATCATTATAATAATTTAATAAGTATGTTATTAAATTATTTTTTTGCAATATACTTAATTGCTAAATTCTTTACTAAATTCTTTACTAAATCCTTGGTTAAAGGGTTTAATATCGTCTAATAGCTCTTAAAGCAGATTGAGAAGGATTGGAGAAGTTACCTCTGCAAACTAATCCAAATTGGGTTTGTGTCGAGCCTTGAAGACGGAGATACTTTCCATAAGGACCAATTGTTGATGCGAGGCCTCCCTTCTTCGGGCCACCGCAAGTAGGAAGATTTACAATAGATGCAGCATTGCGAGCCATTTTTGACGAGTTCATTAAAACCATGATATATAATACAAAAACATTATTATTTTTTATAAATAGAAAATTAATTCCTTAATTAATTTGTTTTCAAAGTATATTATAAACGCTGCTAAAAACATTATTCTATATTACATTTTAAAACAACTTAAACATTTGTTACCATAATATGATAAGAATACAATGACAGACACAAAACTAGACGACGATATTATTAGGACCGAAGATGGTCTCATTTTCAACCCATATAATCCATTGAACACTGAGATTACATTGAGCGATGTTCAATCTATTCTTACTCGATATGGATTGCCAACTAAGGTGAATAATATGGAATTTTATAGACGTGCATTTATTCATAGGTCTTATACAAAGCGTCCACAATTGGAGAATTTGCAACAGAATATTACAATTGCCGACAGGCCTCAAGATTGTCTTCCTTTAAGCAGCAAGTCAAATGAACGTCTGGAATATATTGGTGATGGTGTGTTAGAATTAACGACCAAATACGAATTGTATCGTCGCTTTCCAAAGGAAGATGAGGGATTCATGACTGAGAAGAAGATTGCAATTGTAAAGAATGAAAATATTGGCAAGATTGCTTACGAGATGGGACTACATAAGTGGCTAATTATTTCTAGGAACGCCGAAGAGAAGAAGATTCGAACCAATCTTAAGAAGCTGGGGTGCTTGTTTGAAGCATTTGTTGGCGCATTGTTTCATGATTACAACAAGATGGGCATAAAGGATGAAGATGGTTGGTTTACCAATTTCTTTTCTTGCGGACCTGGATTTCAAATGGCTCAGAAATTCATCGAAAATGTATTTAAGAAACACGTTAATTGGATTGAATTAATTCAGAATGATGATAATTATAAGAATATTCTACAGGTTAAAATCCAAAAGGAATTCAAAGTGACACCACATTATGTTGAAATAGAACATGAAATTGATGACGGATATAAGATGGGAGTTTATCTATGTTTAGGTCAACAAATACATAATGCAAAAATACACGATGCTATTAAAATTACTGATATAAAGACATTCAAGGCAATACAAGAACATTTTACAAGACATGGCAAGATATTTGTATTTATGGGAGAAGGTCAACATAAAATTAAAAGAAAGGCGGAGCAAATGGCCTGTATGGAGGCAATCAATTTCATTAAACTTCACAATGATATAAGTGTAAATGTAAATGAATCTAATGTAATTAGCGCAAATAATTATGATAATGACGATAGCGAATAATAATTTAAGAAAAGACGTAAAAATTTATATATTGAAATTATATAAGTAATGAACACTTTAGAAACATTAAAAGGAATGCTTAGAAAAAAAGACAATGTTATTGCCAATGAAGGAGTTAAAATTACACTTATTGGAACTAAAGAAGGAGGACCTAGACCTGTTGCATCCGATGTAAAAATAGTATTTGAACCTGATAGTGGACAAAAAGCCATTGAATTTTTGGAGACAATAAAACAAAATCAAATGTCTAATGTATCCATTAAATTTCCCAAACCAAAAGAAGCATCAAAAGCTCCTGTTATTATTGAAACACCAACAAAAATTGCAAAACTTAAAGGTAAAGTCGGTTTGGCTCAAGATGTAGCTCAAAAAGAAGTATTATTGCCTGAAGGGGGTCCTAGATTAGGTTCAGAGGTATTGCCAAAACAAGGAGATATAGGAGTCGTCGTGCCAAGAATGAAGGTTTCAACTAAACGCGTGCCTACAAATATTATTCCGTTAGGACCGGAAGCTAATATTATAATTGGCGACGCATCTATATTAACACGATTGCCTCCACCGCCCGAATTTAATGTTGCTGCTCCTACTTATTATATGAATAATCGCGAAATATTTGTTAATTTTGTTAATGGTCTATTTAACGAATATAAAGAAGAAATGGAAGATGAAAGTAAAAATATATCTTGCGAAGATATTGGCAAAGATACTGGTGAAATTGGTCTGTTAATACATCAAAAAGTTGTGAGGGATTATATTAATCTTTATACTCCATACAGAGGTCTTTTATTGTTTCATGGATTAGGTTCAGGTAAAACCTGCAGTTCAATTGCTATTGCTGAGGGCATTAAAAGTGGCGGTAAACAGGTAATTATAATGACACCCGCATCTCTTCAACGTAACTATTTAGAAGAAATCAAAAAATGTGGTGACAAAATTTATAGAAAAAATCAGTTCTGGGAATGGATTCCTATTGAAAATGATGAAAAAATGGCAAATACATTGTCAGTTGCACTTGGTTTCAATTCAATTGATTATATTAGACGGAAAAAAGGCGCATGGCTAACTAATGTTACAAAGCCAAGCAATTATAATGATTTATCTACAACTGATAAGAAGGGATTGAATGACCAACTTGATGAAATGATAAGACAAAAATATCGGTTTATTAACTATAATGGTTTGCGAAGAAATAGTTTTAAAATGATGACAGATGATTTCAAAAATAATATATTTGATAATGCAATTGTTATTATTGATGAAGCGCACAATTTAATTAGTAGAATAGTAAATAAAATTAATAAAAAGAGCAAATTTTCACAAAGAAATAAAAAAGACACAAATACATTAGCAGCTGAACCATTAGCAATACAAATTTATGATTATTTAATGCGAGCCGATAATTGTCGTGTTGTTCTATTAACTGGCACCCCAATTATTAATTATCCAAATGAAATTGCAGTGCTATTTAATATTCTAAGAGGTTATATAAAAACTTGGCATTTGCCACTAATTATTGAAGGTAGTCAAAAGGTAACAAAAGAGTCACTTATGGGCATTTTATCAAATAATAAAAATATGGATTACATCGATTATGATAAGAGTTCAAAAAGACTAACAATCACTCGAAATCCATTTGGATTTGAAAGTCTTATTACAGAGAGAAATGGATATCAAGGTGTAACGAATGAAAAGAAAGAGAAAAAGGATGCAACCGGTAAAATAATTGTAAACGAAAGAGGCATGATAAATGATGCTGATTTTTTGAAAGCAATTGATTGGAAGTTAAGTTCTAGTGATATTAAAATAAATAAAACGGGAATAGAATATGAAGTTTACACTGCATTGCCAGATACATTGGAGGAATTTAATAATAATTTTATTAATAGAGATACTGGAAATGTTGTTAATATTGAAAAGTTTAAACGAAGAATTATGGGGTTAACTTCTTATTTTAGAAGTGCACAAGAAGATTTATTGCCTCGTTATGATAAGAACTTTGATAAACATCCTGTTTTTATTCCTATGAGTGATTATCAATTCAATAAATATGAGGAATATCGTCATGAAGAAAGAAAATCTGAAAAAATCAAAAAAGGTGCTAAGCCTGCAGGTGACGACGCTCTAAAGGAACCATCATCAACATATCGTATTTTTTCACGTTTGGCATGCAACTTTGCGATGCCGACACCGCCTGGACGACCGATTCCTAAAGCATTTAGAAAGAAGGTTACCAGGTTGGCTACATATGGTCCGGATGGTCAGGTAACAGACGTAACATATGTTACTACTAGAGGAAATAATATAGTTGATGAAAAAAAAGGTGATTTAACTGTTGAAAATGAGATAGACAAGAAATACCAAGAAGCAATTGTGAATCAATGGAATAACAGGGAACCAGATAAAGATGTTGTTCCACCGGTTGTAAATAAAAAAGAATTAGAAAAAGCTAAGAAGGCTTTAGAGAAGGCAGCTGAAGATGCTAGAAAACAATTAGAAAAGGAACAAAAGGCTTTAGAAAAGGCAGAAGCAAAGGCACAAAAAGTCTTGGAAAAGGCAGAAGAAAAGGAGCGAAAAAAGGCAGAAAAGAAAGCTTCAAAGAAGGGTGGTGCTGGTTCAGATGATGGACAAGAACAAGTGATTTGGAGCGGTGACGAAGACGAAGAAGAAGAAGACGAAGAAGACGAATCAGATAATGAAGAGTTAATGTCGGAAAAGGCTCAGGCTAAAGAAGATGATGAAGAAGACGAGGAAGATGAAGGTGGTCCAAATGACCCAAGAAGAGAAGACGAAGTTATAGAAATTGAAGGCATTAAAGATGTGGATGCAAGAGATAGAGAATTTGATGAATTAGAAGGTGATGAAATATTAGAATCTTTTGGTGATGTAGAATATAAAACTGCAATAGCGCAAGCCTATGCTGTTATTAAAAAATACAAATCGGAATTCTTAACTCCTGAAAAACTGGAAATATATAGTCCAAAATTTCTTAAAATGTTAGAAAATATTGAAAATCCGGAATACAGAGGTCTTCATCTTGTTTATAGTCAATTTAGGTCTATGGAAGGAATTGGCATATTTGCATTGGTTTTAGAAGCAAATGGATATGCTCATTTTAAAATTAAAAAAACTGGACTTGATGGTTGGGAAATTAATATGAGCGAGGAGGATATGGGCAAACCCACATATGCTTTGTACACTGGCACAGAAGAGGCCGATGAAAGAGAAATATTGCGTAATATTTATAATGGAGCATGGGATAACATTCCCAATAATATTGCCGAACAATTGAGACGTAGAAGTGCCAATAATGATATGGGTGAGATTATTAAGGTCCTCATGATTACATCAGCTGGTTCCGAAGGTATTAATTTGCGTAATACGCGATATGTTCATATAATGGAGCCATATTGGCATCCAGTGCGAGCTGAACAGGTCATTGGTCGTGCCAGACGTATATGTAGTCACAAAGACTTACCACATGAAATGCAAACTGTAGAAGTGTTTATATATATAATGGTTTTTACACAGAAACAATTGGACAGCGAAAATGCAATTGAATTGCGCATTAAGGCACAAGACAGAGGAAAAATAGCACCTTACCCAATTCAAACATCAGATGAAAAATTGTATGAAATTTCTACTATTAAAGAAAGATTATCTACGCAACTTTTAGTTGGAATTAAAGAAGCATCAATTGATTGCGCAACATATACAAAGTCGAATTCAAAAGAAGGTCTTGTGTGTCTATCATTTGGTCAGCCAACAGCAAAAGACTTTTCTTTTAACCCGTCACTTTCACAAGATGAAAATGACACAACTGCTGCAATTAATCGTGTTACAATTAACTGGAGGGCAAGAGAATTTCAAGTCAAGGGTAAACAATATATATTACGAGAAGATACACAACAAGTGTATGATTATGAAAGTGTTATGCAAGCTCGAAAGATACCAGGATTTGCTCCAATATTATTAGGAAAGATGGTTAAACGCTCAAATGGAGATTTGGAGATTGTCAAAGAACGTCTTTAACCAAAGGTTAAAAGATGCATACAGATTTAATTAAATAAATGTTCTATTATTATTTAATTAAATAATTTTATTCGTTTTTTGTATTTACAATTTTGTTTAAATTGTTTGACATTTGTTCCATCATAGAAAATAATGTATTAACTTTTTGATTCAAATCAGCAATTTGTGATTGTATTGAATTTGTATTTGTATTTGTATTTGTCTCTACTTTTTTAAGTTTATTAAATATATTTGTTGTTATATCTTTTGTTATATCTTTTGTTATATCTTTTGTTATATCTGCATTAGTTGGCAATTCTTCAATTACAATAGTCATATTATTATCTTCATTAAATGATACTTTTTTTGGTGGATTTATTAATAATGTTTCAACATTTACATATTTATGCTTTCGTTGATTATCATTATTAATAGGTTGTTGTTTTTCAACTCTTACTGATGTGTCATTTGACTTTAACCAATCATCTGAATTAATACTATTATTTGTATTTGTATTTGTATTTGTATGTATTTGTTCAATATCAAAATTTCGTTTTGCAATCGTTTCAGCAATAAGAGCCTCCATTTCTTTAATTTTGCTATTTTCTGCTTTATCTGAAAAATCAACCTCTTTGGGTTTTTTTATTGCTACTAAATCTTCAAAGTCACTACGTCGTTGATTTACTTGTTTTTCAAAATCTGTTTGTCTTGCATTATGTATATCTTCTACTTTATATGGCTCTTCAATTGTCTCATTGCTTATATTAATCAATTTCATTTGCTTTTCTTGGTGCAAATTTGGAAATAACCGATTTACTGCAGTAAGAACTTGGCTTAAAAATAATTTATTTAAATTCAATAACCCAGAAGTTACATTTGCACGTGATAAAAAGGGATTTATATTACTTTCAAATACAGCTCTAATATTAGTCATCATTGGCTTATTTTCCTGGTTTATATTTAATTCATCTAACAAAACCTCCCAAAGCATATTAATGTTTTTTTTAATTGTAAATTGTGACAAATTATTCATTAATGCGTATAATATAAAATAATAACGGAATTTTTATGTTATTATTTTACTTATGTATTATTTTTTATTATTTTATTATAAATCATCATTATAATATACTTTTCTAAATTGTTCCATATATTTATCTTTGAGCACATGTGTTTTCAAATAATGTCCCGTAATCTTATCTTCTAGCATATGTATTATAAAAAACAAGGCATAGATTCCACATTCTGTGTTTTGATATTGATGTTCAATTGGATAATTTTGGTCAAATTTGAAATTGATGCGGTTATTTAATAAAGAATGTCCTTGTTCTATAACATTATTGACAAATTTCATTACTTGATTCGATGCCTTATTTCCTGCACTATCAAAGAAGAAAATTTCGCCTTTTTTAATATTAATAAATAATGATATCCAATGTTCTCCGCCTTTATAATGTGGGTCGGTGTTAAATATTATGCCAATTTTTGTCTTGCCCTTTTTAATATGTTCTGCTAAATTGAAATGACATAATTCTTCCCATACACATTCACCATATAATTTATGTGTATCATAATCAATTGGAGAAGGGCCTATAAAGTCAAAGCATTTATATGTTTTCTCGAACTGATTCATCACTTCAATAATATCAACACTAGATAGCCATTCGTTGGGATTTTTTTTCCATGTAATAGGTGACATTGGAGAGAATGAATCTAATAATTCGTCTTCCATTTTTGTCCCTTTTACCATCTGTCTTATCCAACATGACTCTTTATTGCAGATATTAGCGTAATAATTCTTAAGCATATTCCATATTTCTTTGGAGTCATTTGTTGTAATTGGCTTGTCTGGATGTCTTGCGTTCCAAACATTGCGAAGTTTATGTAAATCATCATCAGTGTAACAAGTGTATTCTTTTACTTCATTTTTCTTCTTTGGACTACAATTCAAACTAACAAATGGCTTAATATTTGATGGCATCTCTTTTTCTTGAAATGCTGGCAGATTTGATTTATTTTTTGATTTCTTATTATATTTGTGACTTTTATGATGTTTCCGTTTTGTATGTTTCTGTTTTATTTTTTTATTTCTTTTTGTCCTCATATAAATTAGTTATATTTTTTCTTTTTAGAATTATTATAATTGGATGAATTTAACATGTCATCTTTCTTTCCTGAAATAATTTTGTTTTGTTTGTAATTGCATCTTACTTTAGTAAACCAGTCGAGTGGCAAATTTTGTATATTATCAACCCCTTCTGAATGGATTGGTTTGCTGGCCTTTTTAAATACTTTTTGTGGCCGTTTTTCTGCTATTTGTTCTCTTGATTCTTCTTCTTCGCTTGATTCTATTGCTTGCGCTTCTTCTTCTCCATATCCTTCTTCTTCTTCTTCTTCATCATCATCTTCATCTTCTTCATCTTCATCATCATCTTCATCTATTGATTCTTCTTCTTGTGCATTTGCGGAACATTCCGCGGAACATTCTTTATTCTCGGCTAAATTATCCGCTTTTAATTTTAAATAATAAATACTTTTTTCAACAAAATATGCAAAACTATGCTTTACTTCTTGCAAAATATCATTTGGAAACTCATCATTCAAACATTTGGTAAATAGTTCACTAATTTGGTCTTTATAAATTTCCTTATCAGACTTTAATTTATCTTCTTCTTTTTGTTTTATTTTTTTATTTAACTTATTCAATTGTTGCGAACTAATTAAATAATTTAGTGTAATTTGATTCACAAGGTCGTCTGACATTATTACTTATATTAGTTAAAAATATTATTTATTTGATTATCGAACAAATAATAGTGTTTTCTGTAAATTGAACTAACAAAGTTATTAACAAGTTATTAACAAGTAGTCGGTTTTGTTAGGTCCTTTACTTGTTGTCTTGTCGCATTATTAAACAAGCCAAAACCAACTACATCTGGATTAGGGTTTGGATTAAACATATTAAACTTCTCCTTATTAAATAAATCGGGAAATGGCTGCATAACAGATTTGTTATTTTGCCAATTGTATTTATATAAATCACTCCTACTAGTTGGCACATAAGATGCCTGGTCGCAGTTTTGAATTGCATATATCTGTCCTCGCAAATCAGATTCATGATTAACATTTGATGCGAACCCGGACCAAGGACCAAAATCATTGCCTGGGTTAAATGTGCGCGAAGGATTATATGTTGCTTCTTGTTTCAATGGAACATTAATTGGTTTTCTTAAATCTATTACAGGCAATGTAGAATATTTAGTAGAGACTGCTCTGGCATCTAAATAAGGCTGCAATGGCTGACTTGGTATATTTCGACTATATGTCCTATAATTTGTTATACTGGCTCTATGCGACGCCGGTCCATCATTAAAATCAAGTTCATTCATATTTATATATTTAAATATTATTATTTCTTTTCTTTATTCGTTAAATATATAAATAATGTTTTTTTCAAAGGATTTACACAAATTTCAAGACCAAATGTTTGATTTAATTACGTTCTTAACATTTGGCTTATATTTTGCTATAGCAATTGGTCTCTCTGCAAATGCGCCTCAATATTTAACTACTTTACAATATTATACCAAGTTGTATGTTGGACTATTTCTATTCTGGCGGTTTAATCCATTTAGGCGTGTTCGGTTTACTGAATTGGACGGCAAAATTGCCTTCAGTGCCGGTGTATTCTTACTAACAACAACTGCGTTTGAACATATTGCATATTATTATCTAAAGGAACTCAGGGATATTATACTCCTATAACTTGCTTTATTCATTATTCTTTGTCTCGCACATTACTTTTCTTTAATGTTCTATTTTTAACACGTTTGACCTTCTTTGTTGTCGGTCGTCTATTAAAAAACACCTGAAGATGGTGCAAGATTTTCTTTGACAGCACTTTGTCCACTGCCAGCTCTTTTACATCCTTCTCTACATAAGTGTAGGCATATCGCTTCATAAATGCTAAAATATACTCCTTCATCGATGTAGGGTCTTCTGTATCAAGCAACTT